CATGAGGGCAGCTTTACCTTTTTGCCGTTAAGCATCTGGAACCACGCATACCTGAACGGCATGGGTCCTTTACTGTATTTATTCATCATTTTTTATAATCTCCTTGCGCACCTAAATGGGCGTTTAGTTCCCTAATTGTTTTTATACAAATACGTTGCCTTGTGTTATAATCAAGCCAAGGTTTACGGAGGGATAAATATGTACAACACCACTAAACACCGTTCGGCATTTTGGGATAATCTCAAAGCAATCCTCATCTTTCTGGTCGTTCTTGGCCATTTCTTACTTCCAGCAGTTTCAGACCATGGCGTTCTTGTCAAAGCGGTCTATTTTTGGATTTACCTGTTTCACATGCCAGCTTTTGTTTTTGTTTCCGGATATTTTTCAAAACGATATGTTCAAAAAGGTGGTAATGATATAAAAAAGCTGATTGGCTTTCTGGTTCTCTATGCTCTGTACTGTTCCCCCAACTGGATCATATCAGCCTTGCACAGAGACCCGATACTCATATTTACACCGACCGGTGCACAATGGTATTTATTGTGCATGTTCTTGTGGTATGTCCTTATTCCTCACTGTGCAAAAATCAAACCTGCACCAATGCTCTTTATATCGGTGATAGTCGCATTACTTATCGGGATGGACAGCGGTGCAGGTGATTTCCTCACAATATCCAGATGTATAGTTTTCTTCCCGTTCTTTTTAATCGGTTTTTATTTTGACAGTGTAGAGCACGCAGGAATTAGAAAGAAGTTGATTGCTGTCAGCATATTAGGTTTAGCTTTGGCTTGCACCTTTTTGTTTACGGACTTTTTTGATCAGCATTCCTCAACGTTGTACGGCGCAAGTGCTTACGCAGAAATTCTTACCGGAGCAGCATCAAGATTTATATGGTATGTTATTGCTTACATTCTTGTTGTTGCCTTACTTTGTATAATCCCACATAAACAGCTTCCGTTCACATACATCGGTCAGCGCACACTAGCAATCTATATCTTACACAGACCAATACGTGGTGTTTTAAGGATCTTTGGGTTATACAGTCATCTGAATTCTGATATTCAAGTGCTAACCGTGTGTATAGTCATATCTGTCATACTAACAGTGATTCTCTCTACCAAAATCATTACTAATCTGCTGGACAATATTTTTAAGTTCGACTATAAGATTTTAATCAAATCGTCAACTTAATGCATCAAAAGTGTACTTCCGAAGCATCATCCCTTGAAATCCAACATACATAGCATATCCGCCTACTGCGTCAGAATCTTCTGCCCATGCCACGCCTTCCGGTTCTGCCGTGGTTTCGCAGTCTATCGTATAGATAACCTCGCCCGTGTCTGGATTCACGCCAAAGACATATGCCCCTGTTCCTGTTCCGGAATATCCATTTGCATACCATAAAATTCCATCATGCATCTTACAGCCTTGGAAGAAATATGAGTTTGCTGGCTGAGCGGTCTGGACAGTCTGTAGGCACTCCGGTGTGTATGTTCCGTCACCGTTATCCGTCAAGTCGGTCAAATCCCACTTGCTGATAAGATACGGGGCAGACCTGTCGGAACTTCCTGCGGTGTGTCCTAACGTCCACAAGATAGTACTGTCTGTTTCATCTATGCAGGCATCACAATCCGTACTCCCATCATCAAAGACAAGTGTCTTATCAAGTGTATATGTCTTTAAATCGGCAGATACACTGTTGATGTAGCACGATGAGGGTGCGTACGCGCTTGTTGCGTACAGCTTGGGGTATGCGAAAGACAGGTTGTTTCCATGTCCTGACTGCACCGTGACATATGCGGAGTCAAATGCCTGACTTCCATCTGAAAGATTCCAAACATAGCAGTTTGCAGGAATTGATGAGTTTCCGCTTTTCGACACCCAAAAAACTTTTTCGTCATAAATGTCAAATCCCTGAGTGTTACTAACGCCTTTGGAAGTCCATTTTTGCACGTAGGAATAAATTGAATAGTCCGGAATCGGTTCCCCTGCCGTGTGGATTACATTTCCGCTTTTATCGTAAGCATATGCAAGTTCCGCCCCGATTTTTCCGTAGACATGAGACAGGATGTTTCCGCTTTTGTCGTACACTGCCATCAAATCCACCTCACGTTGTTGACCGTCAGACTAATATCAGCCTCGAACCTGCTGAACTGCCTTGAAATATACAGATAAATACACGTTACAGGTGTGTCTGCCTCAACTGTTTTTTCGATGATGATGTCCGCAGTATCACTTACGCCTTTATCGCCTGACGCAAAGCCTAAGGGAGTCTCTCCGTTGCGCATGTTAAAAGCATATTTGTTGCTATTTCCTGCGGTTCCGACATTCGAAAGCGAGATGTTTTTAATCGCAAAAACAACCTGAGCATTTGCAGGAATCGTAAAGAGTACGTCATTGAGAGTAATATTACTTGCCGCAGTAGCCGATGTATCGTTATCAGATACAGTCGATAAATTGAGATATGCGCCATTTACCGCAGCAGTGGTTGCATTGGGCCATTCATACACAATATGACGACCGTTTGTAACTGTGAGCACCCTATCATTAACGCTGAACGTGTGACTTCCATTTTCGAGAGGATACAAAGCCCCTGTGACCGTTACACTAAAAGTCGTGCTCTTGCCATTATAATTGACAGCAATTACGCTCGTTCCCGCAGCAAGTGTCCCAGATAATGTATAGTCTGTTACAGCATGTGATGTACTGTCGCTATAATGCGCTGTTACGACAAGATCGCTTTTCAGACTATCGAGCGAATCCGTATCGTAGACCGTACCACTCTGAACATAAACCGCTGTGATATTCGTCAAGCTCGCAGGCGGCGCAGGCGGATACAGCGCATTGTAAAGAGCCGTGATATATGTCTCTCCTGCTGGGTTATCATCATCCCACGCAACATGATTTACAAGGTTCATAAGTGCAGTCTTGACCGAATCCGTAAGACCGCTTCCACCGCCTCCGGATTCGAGAGCATCTACACGTTCATCCAAGTCCTCTAAATCAGCCTTTAGTGAACTTATTTCAGACGCGACTGCCTTGTTCTGGATGGCATGTGTGCTCGCCGGGTCGAGGGTCGCATCCACGACGATGCTCGCCGCGGCTTCCTCTGCTTCCTGCGCGCTCTGGGCGGCGGCTGCGGCAGACCCGGCTGCAGCATTGGCGATCGTCTGACACTCCTCGACCACATCAGCGGCGGCCTCCTCGGCGGCGGCGGCAGCGGCTTCCCGCGCCATCTCCGTGACGGCTTCTGACAGGATGATAATCGTCACGCCGTCGTCGACGCTCCGCTCGATCTCGTTCGCGCGTCCCACGTACGCCTCGAACTGGCTCGACTTCTGAACGACAGTGTTGTCGCTGTTGACCATGATGAGCTGACAGATCTTCCTGCCGGAGCGTCCGATCATGGACGACGTCAGGACTTTGCTCAGTGTCGTTGTGCCCCCGCTGGTCGTCTTGGTCATGGTTCCGCAGTCGAGATCGTCGATGATCAGATTCACCGACGCGAAGGCGTTCAGGTCATCCTTAGTCTCAACAACCAGAGCGCGCGCCGCGTGCTCCCCCTCGATGCCGACGAAGCCGTTGTCCTTGAGCCGTCCGTAGGGCATCTTTGCCGGCCTCACGATCGACTCAGTCATGATAAAAGAGTTGCTCATGTCTTAATCTCCTTCTGTTTAGTGTATCTTGGACAAGTCCTGTCTGATCTTACGTTCCACCTCAGTATTGGCCCAGCTCTCCACCGGGGCGATGTGCGGCATCGCTCTCGCCCTTCCGCCGCCCCGCAGGGCGTGTCCGAACTCAAGCAGGTGCGGAAGACCGGGGAGCCTGGAGTACAGTGTCGTCGTAACGGATCCGAGCGAGCCGTTCTGGATTCTCCTCGACCAGCTCTCCGCATAGGAGCCGTATCTCCTCGGAGACGTTGACCTAAGTTTATCCTGCGCTTCTTTGCTGACGGATAGGATATCCTTCCGGACGGCCTTCTCGACCTTCTCCCCGTACTCCCTCATATATCTCTCGATGACCTGCGGAAGCTGTTCCGGAGTACATGTCTCAGCCATATGACTCACCTCCTTAAGCCAGCGTCAGCGAGAAAGCAAACATAACGGCGACAGCAGAGTTATTCACTCCGCCCCATCCGTCGCTCTTGGTCGCCCTGACAGTGATGCCCGTAGCTCCGGGCGTGTATGTGTAGGTGACTCCGGTCGCAAGATTCTGCGCCAGATAGCTTCCGCGGTCTCTGACCGTAATTCCGGAAGGCGTGACCGTGCAGCTCCTGTTCAGAGCTCCCGGCAGCGGGATATGGAACAGGATGTCGTTCCCGCTCGATGTCAGCGTGCCGCCGGCATAGATTGTCTGACCGGAGTATGTGCCGTTCGGAAGGCCGAGGCTGACGACCGGGGTGCCGTTGACTTTCAGGACAGACTCTCCGCCGCTGTCCGAAAGGGCTGACTGCATGCCGACGATGGTGTCCGCGATCGTGGCGACGCCGCCCAGCTCGACGGAGTCATATCTCTGCTTCAGGACGTTATAGACGGTCTTGGTGACCTTCCTCTTTACGTGGATGCCGAGCTGCGCGTAGTGGATCGTTACCCAGTCGCAGAGCTTGACCGCTTCGAGCGGAGCGTACTGTCTGTATTCCTCCGTCTGCCAGAGCGCGACAAAATCGACGCCGAGCGCGACCTTAGGAGACGTCAGCTCCGTCTTGGCAAGGTAGCTCCGTCCCCATGCTGTGACCTGTGCCTGCGTCGGCACCGTCTGAAAGTCCGCGGAGCAGTCGACCGGGATGACGTGCGGATAAGCGTAGTCCGAAGCGTTCTCGTGCATGAGGATCTTCGGATTCGACAGGACGATGACGTTCTGTCCCTTCTCGTTCTGGCCGGAGTAGTACGGCATGATGCCCGTGATCAGCTCGCTCATGTCTTCCGTGTAGTCGACCTTGGTCAGATTTTTACCATATTGGATGCGGACACCTCTGTCAGCTCCGCGCGCCTTGTGAAGCGTCACATTCCAGTTGTCGAACTCGTACTCGCCGCCATATCTATCGAGGACAGAGCCCTCACTGCCGCCCAGCCAGCTCCGCAGGGAGCGCGGCGGCAGCTTCGGGATGGTCTGGCTTGCCGACGAGGTGATATCCGAAGTGAAAGTGAACGGGCACGGCTCGAGCGCCTTCACTTTGAGCTTCCCCATCATGTCCTGCGGTCCCGTGACCGTCAACGCCGCCGGGTCGACCGGGATATCCGACATCTGATAGGAGACGTGGTTCGCTTTGACCTGTATCTTGCCGTCCTCCGTTGTCTGGCAGGAGTAGATCCGGAATGCCTGACGTTTTCCACCGTCGGACGGGATCGCCACGACGATGCGGTCTTTCACGATGTCATAGGCGGCCTTGCCGGAGAGCGGGTAAAACATCTCAAGCTCGTAGGCTCCGTTCCGCTCCTCTGTGACAGTGCATGACTCGGCATCCGGGAGGCGGCAGAGTCCGAAGGTGGAGAAGTCTGTCGCGTTCTTTTCGAAAAGAATCGGTTTCATACTCCCTCCTCAAATTCTGTACCAGTTCGGGCGGATGCGGATGGCGGACGTGAGCTCCCCTTCCTCGCGCTCCCCCTCCGAACCTATGAGCGTCTGGAAACTGTTAACTCCGGGAACGATGTACGGGAAGTCAGAGAGCTCACGAGGATTACTGCACTCGATCGAGACGTTGCCGTTCTCATTAACCACGTTTCCGGCCGAGTCGTATGAGTAACAGTCCTCCAGCTCACAGTCAATAATCAGTGTATCCGCGCTTGTGTTTCCAATAGTGACCACGTAGTCATTGATTTCGAAGCGTACCGTCTCCGGGTCATCGATCTCGATGATCGGCCGCGCCGGGTAATTGGTCTCATTTGTGATCAGAGCGCTCGACTTCTTGTACTCCTGATCCTCATCGTCGTAACCGTGACGCCCGATGTGATACTCGATTTTCAGGTCATCCAGGCTGGTGACGATCCCTTCGGTTTGACTTGGCTCAACCCCCACCGACCATCGCCTGTATGCCCCGGATAAGAGCGCCGACGACGCCGTGGTTATCGCTCCCGGATACAGCGTGGTCTTTTTTACATAGGTTTGATAGAATCGATAATCGCCGATGTCGTAGTTTGTCAGCATCTGCATATTGGCGTCGTACATAACGTTAGCGATTTCCACGGTCACGTTGTGGTCGCTGATATTCGTGACCTTCAGCTGAGTTGTGAGCTGATGAGTGTCCGCGTTCCTGATGTCTACCAGTGGCGTAGCGATAACATAGCTTCCCAGGTTGTCTGTTACGAATCCTTCCGGGCTGATTTCATAGTAGTATTCCGGTGGGTCGTGCTCGGTATTGCTGTACGGGAGACGGTCGCCTGCAGGGTAGTAACCGGAGACCCACGCCATATAGGTCAGGTCGACGGCTTCCTCGCCGCTCGTCAGCCACTGCTGCGGTTTGCAGTTGAATTTCAGGTCGAACTTGCCCGCGTGGTCGCGGAAGATTGTCTCCGGATCCAGAGGGCCGTAGAACTCCGCCATTCGGTATACACCGGGATGGCGGAGCTGGTCCTCGAATCTGAAATAGCCAAGGTGCGCATACAGCCAGTCGCAGAAGGCATCGAAGCGATCAGCGAAGCCATGCTCTATCAGGCAGTGGTATTCGATTTCCACGTTATGCCACGAGCCGTTGTCGTGGATAAGGTCCCCAGAGCGTCCCGGAACGTGGACAGCTTCCCTGTCCCGCTCCGGCTTAGCCCATGTGTCTGCTCCGTCGACAACGATGCCGTATTCGGCCTCGATGTCGACGCCGTCAAAGATCAGGCCCATACTCTCCCCCTTTTACTAATTTCTGTCTGCATTCTCCGCATGACCGCGTCAGCAACCTGACGCTCATCCATGCCCGGAGCCGCGTTGACTGTGATGCTGTTGTTGATGACGGTCGTTCCGCCGCCTCCGAGATGCTGTTTCAGAGCATCCCATCCGACGATCAGCTCACGCCCAGCCTCGCCGCCTGCGAGGGCCTTGTTCCCCATTGTTCCGAAGATCTGTGCGCCGTTGAGCATGAACGGAACGTCCATGGCTTTTTTGTACCAGCTGATACCAAAATGCGGAACAGACGGTGGATTGATTGAAAACCCACCACTGATGGACAAGTGCGGCAACGCAAGGTGCGGCAAGCTCCACGAAAAGTTGAACGCGCTCTTGATATTGGAAATCGCAGTGGTGACGGCCGTCTTCGCCGCGTTAATCTTGTCCCGGATGCCGTTCTTGATCTGGTCGAACTTTCCGAGAATTGCCGACGGGGCGACCGAGCTCAGCTTGGTCTTGATAGCGTCAATCTTGGTCGACACCGCTGTCTTCGCATTCTCGATCTTCGTTGAGATTCCGGTCTTGATCTGGTCGAACTTCTGTGTGACCGTCGACCGCGCAAGTTCAACCTTGGATGCGATGTTGCTCCGCATCGTTTCAAACGTCTGCTTCACGCTCTCGCTGACCTGCGTTGCCTTGTTTGTGACCCCGGTCTTTATCTCATCCCACTTCTGGGAGATGATCGTCTTGGCGTTCGTGACAACGTTCTGAACGGATTCACATGCCGCCTGCCAGGACTGCTGCAGCCATGCCCCGACCTCGGATGCCTTCTGCTTGATGGTATCCCAGTTCTTATAGAGCAGGACGCCTGCGGCCACGAGGCCGGCGATTACGCCGACTATGATCAGGATCGGGCCCGACAGCGCCGCGATGGCTGCTCCGGCTCCCGCGAGAATGGGCTGAAGGGCAGCGATTGCCATTGTTATCTGAGATGCAAAGATCAGCGCCTTTCCTACGATGAGGAGCAACGGTCCGATGGCGGCGATGACCGCCAGGATGACCGAGATGACCTGTCTCTGTCCCGGAGTAAGCTGGTTCAGCTTGTCCGTGACCTTCTGGATGATCTCAGTGACCTTCTCCACCGCGGGCGTCAAGGTCTCGCCGAAAGCGATGGCCAGTTCTCCGAGTGAGCTCTTCAGGACGGTAATTTTTCCGTTCAGATTGTCCTGCACGACGGACGCCATCTTCTCTGTGGTTCCGCTGTACTCCTCGACGATCTCATCGCCGTCGGCGAGCGCCTGAGACATGGTCTTGATACTGCCGTCTGCCGTCTTGACGAAGGTGTCGGACGCACCGTCGACCGCAGCCGTCAGCTTCTCGTAGTCTTCCGCGGATGCGTTGACCAGGGCGAGAAGACCCGGCATGCCTCTCTGACCTGCCAGCATGGCCGCGGCTCTTGCCTTCTCAGCGCCCTCCGCGCCGTATGCCTGCTTGGTCAGCTCTTCGAGCTGCTTGTCGTATTCGCTCTGGGTAATGGTGCCGTCCGCGAGGTCTGTGTCGAGCTGCGAGATCTTAGTATTGAACTCCTCGACGGGCATATTGATCTGTCCGAAGCTGTCACGCATCTGATCCATGATCTCTCTGAAGGAATACATATTGCCTTCAGAGTCTGCCAGAGAGATACCGAGGCGGTTCATTGCTGTCTCAGAGTCTTTAGTCGGCTTTGCCATCCTTGTAAAAACCGCATTGAGTGCCGTACCTGCCTGAGAAGACTTAATGCCCTGGTTAGCCATCAGACCGAGCGCGATCGCCACATCCTCTGCAGAGTAGCCGAGAGCTCCGGCTGTCGGAGCGGCATATTTAAAGGACTCGCCCAACATCGAGACGTTGGTGTTTGCGTTACTGGATGCCGACGCGAGGATGTCCGCGAAGTGACCGGAGTCCTCCGCCTTCAGTCCGAAGGCTGTCAGCGCATCCGTTACGATGTCGGATGTGGTCGCCAGGTCTTCTCCGGATGCCGCCGCGAGGTTGAGGATACCCGGAAGGCCGGAGATCATCTGGTCTGTCTTCCAGCCCGCCATCGCCATGTAAGACATCGCATCCGCGGACTCTGTCGCGGAGAACTTTGTCGACATGCCCATCTCACGCGCCTTGTCCTTCAGCGCCTGCAGGTCGTCGCCCGTAGCTCCGGAGATAGCCGAGACCTTACTCATCGAGGATTCAAAGTCAGCGGAGGCTTTGACGGCCACTGTGCCGGCGCCGACGATCGGAGCAGTGACGTATGTGGATAACGTCCTACCCGCGCCTGCGAGCGCTTCACCGACTTCTTTCATTTTTGCCGCCGCAGCTTCGAGTTGCTGTTTCGAGACGGATCCGAATTGCTTGTACTCGCTTTCGAGACCCTTCAGCTTGGCTTCTGTCTCACCGATCTCCTGCTGGAGCGCGTCATACTTGTCCTGACCGATCTGCTCCGGCGTGACCTGCTTTGCCGCATCCTTGAGGATCTGCAGTCGTTCCTTCGTTGCCTGGATGGCGTTCTTCAGTTCCTTCTGCTTCTGAGTGAGCAGGGTTGTGTTGCTTGGGTCAAGCTTGAGGGCTTTGTTGATATCCTTAAGAGACTTTGTACTCGACCGGACTTCCTTATCGACATAGCCGAGGGCCTTCTGGAGTTTGGTCGTGTCTCCTCCGATCTCAATTGTGATGCCTCTAATACTTCCGGCCATGTGCTATCTCCTTAGAATTTATCAAAATCTTCCTGAGTGGCTACCGTGTCGTAGTGCGCGTCGTCGTTCGAAAGCTCTATCAGAATGTCAAAAATGGCCCCGATCGAGTAATCATCAAGGTCACTCGGCCGGAGCCCACACTGTACACATCTGAGCTCAAAAAGAGCTGTTGTGAATTTTCTCTCAGTCGGACGACGCTTTACACGTTTTTTTCTACTGCGATGGACTCGTTGCTAGACGTCCAGAGTGCGAAGATGTCCGCGACGGACTGCATCAGCGGAAGCATCGGGAATTGATCAATCCAGTCTTCGACCGTAAGCGGAAAGTCTTTCAGACGATTCTCCGCCATGGCGGCATGATATGCCATGGCATAAGCCATGTTATAAAAACTGTCCATGGTCTCCGCGGAGACCTGCTCATCTGTCTCTGATGCCTCGGTCTGCGCATCCGTAAAAGTCTGCATATCAAGCAGCATGTCCCTGTTGATAAGATCTCTGTAGATCCGCGGCGTCCGCCCTGTGCATCGGAAGGTCTCCCTGACGCCTCCGATGTCAATAGTCTTTGTGATCATATTTCCTGCGCCTCTCTTTCATTAGCCCGGAACATTAGGGGTGTCTTCGCTCGCTGCCGCCGCGACTGTCGGGATGACGACCGCCGAGAAGAAGTTCTCGTAAGAAGTGTCGCCCTGGCAGCACTTCGCCTTGACGACGTTGTCGCTCGGGCGGGCTGTCGCTGTGAGGCTGAGCGTCTCCGTGACCGGCTCGATCGATGTGTCCGTTGTCTGAGATGCGACAGACGGGCGGGTCGCCTTGCAGTGATACATGACGTGTCTGACCTTCTTCTTGTCGCCGTCGAACTCGAAGAGCAGCGCGAAGTATTTCGGCTGTGCGTCAGCGACCTCATACTGCAGTCCGGTTGTTGCGTCGGTCTCCTCACCCATGACGTCCGTCAGGAAGCTGTCCGGGATGCGGGCGGCTTCAAAGTCGCCGCTGTAACCGTTGTTGGAGACGGATACAAAGTAATCTGTATTATCCGCTCTGAAGACATTGGAGTCACCTTCCGCCTCGAGAGAGAGGTTGACCGCGCCGGGGATCGCCACCGGCGTGCTGTATGTGTCGGCGTCCTCGTCGTACAGAGCATAGTAAACATTCTTAAGGCCGTACTTGACCTTATTCGTATTAGCCATAAGCTACCTCCATCCGATAGAGCACTTCGTACATTCGCTCTGTAGCGATCCATACTTCGCTCTTTTCGTAAAAAAATCCGTGCTCTTTGAGCACGGACTCAACTTTCAGTTCAAGTGCCGGGCTTTTTACATCCGTATAAAGCTCGACGTGCAGAGCCGAGGCGGAGAAATACATTCCGTCATCAGCTCCGAAGGGGTTTGTCTCCGGCATAAGCCAGACAACGAAGGGCGGGTCGACTGCGTCCTCCGTCCCGAAGTGGTCATACGCGCACGGCAGGCCGATCTCGTGGATCATTGCCTTGATCTCGGCATAGGTCATTGTCATTCTTCAGCCCTCCTTTTCTGGAGCGCCGCGTGAATCTTGAGCGACTGTCCCTTGTCCGCCATGCGGTCGATGTATTTGATGTCATAGATCTGTCCGTCCAGGACAGCCCGGAAGCCCTGCGGCTTAATCGCGCGGGTCTCACTGCAGGAGCGGACCGTAAAGCTCACGCTCTCGCCAGGCGTCGTAGATGCATCGCCGTCTAGCTCGCTCCCTGTCGACATCAGCATCGTCGCCCAGCATGCGTAGTAGGGCGACCAGCGGGTGATACGGTTGTCATACTCGTCGCTAACCGTTTCGGAACGCTCGAAGACGATCCTTGTCCGTAGATCGTTAATTCTCATCAGAACCTCGCCTCCCTTGACCCGAAAAGGAGGCTCCTGAGGTCGAGCGTCAGCTGGCGATGATTGGCTTCCTCTCTGTGTTCGTAGAGATAGCCGAGAGCGTAGTACGTGGCGATGCGGATATCCGCTGTCACGTTCTTCTCTTCATCGTCCAGGTCCGCTTCCGTCAGCCTCGCCGCATCGAGAGCCAGTTTCTGAGCGCTCTCCGTCAGCTGATCTATCAGATAATCTTCGTCGCTGGAGTCCACGCGCAAATAAACCTTAGCTTCTTCCGTTGTGATGAGCGTCATGCTGCCTCCTTTCCGTAATAAGGGAAGCGGGCCCCGAAGGACCCGCCGTTATAGGCTGCGATGACGATCAGGCTGTCAGAGTAAGGATCTGGACAGCTTCTTTCAGCGTCAGGACGCCGTCGACGCGCTCCTTGCACACGAAGCCTACCATGCCGTTGCCTGCGAAGAGCTCCTTCAGCTCCTGGAAGGATCTCACGCCGCGGTCGCCGATGTTGTAAAACTTGAAATCGCCGTATGCGATGCCCGTAGCCGGGGCATAAGCGGAGGTCTCAAGGTTGTAACCGCAGAGCTTATCCGGCTCGCCTGCCTGGTATGCCGGCTGCCACAGGTAGAAGCCGTTCGGATCCTTGAACTTGCGGACCTTTGCGACGTTGAGGTCGTTCATGATGAAGGTCGCGTTCTTGCGATACGGTCTCTTCAGAGAGTAGATCAGGTCGATGATGTTGTCGGCTGTCAGAGAAGCTGCAGCGACGGTATTGGAAGCGGAAGTTGTGCCGCCGCCCGTAGCGTCGAAGACGCCGGTCGGCTTGCCGGAGCCGTTGCCCGTGAGGAATGCTGCCTCTTCAGCGTTGCCAAGAGCGTCAGCGAACATGATCGGAAGACGGCCGCTGAGGTTGTAAGCGTTGTCATAGAGGAGCTCCTCTGTGATCTTGACCGCTACGTGCAGCTTATGGGCGTCGAGGATCTTCTGTCCGAACGTCGGATCATTGGACCATGTGAGAGCCTCGCCCTCATCGACCCATGCTGCTGCCGGCTTTGTGGCAACGACCGGGATCTTATGCTCGCCTGTGGTCGGGATGACTGTTGCAAGGCGGCGCATGATGTTCTCGCCCTCAAGGGCTTCAATCAGGCGTGCATCCCACTCTTCCGGAACGAGATATCCACCGTTGCCGTCGGTGCCCTCTTCAAGGACGTCGGAGACCTTCTTGAAGTTAGATCTCAGGGCTGCAACGAAAGCCTGCTCGTACTTGGAAGACGCGCGGCCTTTCTTCTCCTCCGGAGCGCCCGGTTTGCTGAGCAGCGGGCTGCCTACCGGCTGATCCATCTGGCGGCCAAGGTCTTCGATTCTCTCCATTCTCTGAATGGATGCTGTCAGGTCATTGATCTCCTTCTCCATGCGATTGTACTGTTCTGTGTCCTCGCCGGAGAGGCAGCCGTTCTGCTGTGTGTGCGTGTCGAGGAAGCGCTTTGCCTCTTCCCACGCAGTTGCTCTTTTCGCGTAAAGTTCTTTAAGAGTCATAGTGTTTTCTCCTTCTTAAAACTGATTTTTGAGGTTCTGCAGCCGCTGCATTAACGCAGCGGCGCTGGTAAAGTTTTCGGTGGCTTCCGGCTCTTCGGCCGAAGCTTTCGGCTCTGCGAGCTTCGAGAGCTTGTTGGTGACTGTCCGGATATAAGCAGCGGCCGCAAACATGTGAGAGCTGTCACTCAGCTTTTTCTCTTCATCCGGGTCGTCTTCGTCCGGCTCTTCATCCGGGTCTTCGAGCTCTTTTTCAAGCTCTTCATCCGGATCCGCGTTCCTGCGGGTCATCATGCCGTCACAGAATCCGAGCTTGATAGCCTGCTTGGCGTCCATCCAGGTCTCGTCATCGACCATCTGAACGAGTTTCGCGTGACTCAGCCCGGTCTTGAGCTGATAGGCGTTGATGAGCGTCTCACGGACAGAATCGAGGACGTCGATTGCCTTCTGCATGTCGTCCCGGTCTCCCCACGCGAGCGTGGAGGGGTTGTGGATCATCAGCATGCCTGTCGGACTGATCAGGACAGTGTCTCCGGCCATCGCGATGACGGAGGCAGCGGAGGCCGCCAGGCTGTCAATCTTGACTGTGACCTTGCCCGGATACTCCCGGAGCATGTTATAGATCTGCGCAGCCGCGAAGCAGTCGCCGCCGGGGCTGTTGATCCAGACGGTGATGTCGCCTTTGCCCGCGTTCAGCTCTTTCTTAAAGGCTGCCGGGGTGACTTCATCGCCCCACCAGGACTCTTCAGCGATGGCGCCGTTAAGTTCGAGGATTCTTTCCTCCGATGTCTCGCCCGCGTCGTCCCTGACGGTTCTGGCGATCCAGTTCCAAAACTTGTTCATCAGCTTTCCTCCTTTCTGCCCTGCTGCCCGGCGAAGATGCCGGCGTCCGCGAGCTTAGTCATATTTCCGTTGACAAGGTAGAGGTTGCCGCCCTCTTCCTCCGAGATGAGGTCCTGATTTTCGAGATTCCGGATGTCGTTTGCGGACATCCAGCCGTTCTGCCTTGCGACCGCGTAGCCGTTCATGCGGCTCAGGTAGTCGCCGCGAAGCAGACCGTCGACGTTGAAGCGCGCGTAATACCTGCGCTGCTCGTCCTCTCTGAGGAGCGCGCGCTTGATCGCCTGCTCCCATTTGCAGATCCACGTGTTGAGCGTGTACTTCACAAAGTCAATGCTCTGGTGCTCAATGTTCGAGAAGGTCGCGTGTTCAAGGTCTCCGATCATGTGCGGAGGCACTCTGTACAGCCGCGCGATCTCCGCGATCTGGAACTTCCTCGTTTCCAGGAACTGCGCCTGTTCCGGTGGGATACTGATCGGCGTGTACTTCATGCCTTCTTCCAGGACCGCCACCTTGTTGGCGTTGGCGCTTCCCCTGAAAGCCTGATTCCATGCGTCTCTGACCTTCGCCGGGTCTTTGAGTGTTCCAGGATGCTCAAGGACAGCTCCGGGAGCGGCTCCGTTTCCGAAAAATGAAGCTCCGTACTTTTCACAGGCCATCGCCATGCCGATGGAGTTCCGAGCCATGTCGATCGGGCTGTAGCCGACCAGGCCATCGAAGCCGAGGCCGTGAACGTGGAACACGTCATCCGGATCAAGCGTGACGATCGTGTCGTCCATCGTATTCGCCTCATCGACTCGGTGGTTGTAGTAGTAGACGAGGCGGCCTGTCTTCTGGTCTCTGTCGACGCGCATGCGGTCAGGCTGGAGCGGATACAGAGCGACGACGTCGCCGCGTCCGTTCCGGATGATCTGCGCGTAGGCGTTGCCCCAGAGAAGCAGGTGAACCATCAGGACTTCACGGAAGTCGAAGGCTGTCATCTCCGGATTCGGCTGATCATGCAGGAGCTTATAGAGCCTGTGGTTGTACGCCTTGACATGTCTTCCGTCTTCCTTGAGCTCATAGAGGCTCAGCGGCAGACATGCGATCGACTCTGACAGGAGTCTCACGCAGGCGTAGACCGCCATCAGCTGCGCCGCTCTGGTCGGCGTGACCACCTCTCCGGATGGAGTCATGCGGCTTCCGAAGCTGTACGCTCCGCCCGCCGTGGCGTTGCTGACCGGCTCGGCTCTTGCCTTCCCTATCGGAAACAAAGCTCCTAATCTCATGGCTTATGCCCTCCTTTTTTAGAAAACAAAAAGACCGCGGGAGTCGTAGACGCTTCCACGGTCTTCCTGCGCGTGCCTGATGGCGCGGTCGACGGCCATGATGAGCGCTACGGCGCCATCGATCTTCTCTGTCGATTTATCTTTATCTGGTTTTATATTTCCTGCCGGGTCTCGTTTCATAACGACGTTCTGGATCATCCACTTAAGGACAGGATTTCCGCCGTGGCGGATCTTCCCGGCCATCAGGAGCTTGTACGTCTCCTTTGCTGCGGGGCTCATGTCCTTGAAGCCCTGTCCGAATGGGACTGTGACGAGTCCTTCGGCGTCGAGGTCCTGCATGATCTGCGTGGCGTTCCACCTGTCGTATGCGATCTCGACGATGTTGTATGTTTCAGCGAGGTCGTGCAGGATGAAATGTTCGATCGCCCGGTAGTCAATGACGTTTCCTTCGGTCACAAACAGATAGCCCTGCTTTTCCCACACGTCATATGGGACGTGGTCACGCCTGACGCGAAGGTCGAGCGTGTCTTCCGGGAGCCAGAAGAACGGGAGAGTGATGTGTTCCCCATCCTCCTCATCCGGAGGAAAATCGAGCACACAGGCTGTGATGTCCGAAGTGCTGGAGAAGTCTGTCGCGGCGTAGCAGCGGCGGCCTCTCAGCGAAGGAACGTCGATCGGCTTGTTCCCGAGGTCGTAAATATGCTCCGGAACCCACAAAACTTTCATGTTTCCCCACATGTTAAGGCGGAGCTGCTTGAAGTTCGCCTCCTCCGCAGGGTTGTTGATAGCCTTCTGGAAGTGGCTCTGAACACGTTCGAACGGGATCGTCACACCGAGCGACGGGTTCGCCCGTTTCCAGTTCTCCTCGTCCCTCCAGTCCTCGTCGTCCTTAAGGCCGTAGAGCACCGGGTAGAACGTCGGGTCGATCCTGCGTCCGGAGAGGATGTCCTCAGCGATCGCGTGCTGTTCATAACAAATGCTGTTCTTGTCGTTCCCGGCTGTGGTGATGATGAAGAACAACGGCTGCATTCTGGCATCGCCGGATCCGGAGGTCAGGACATCAAAGAGCTTCCTGTTCGGCTGCGCGTGGAGCTCGTCGAAGATCAGCCCGGAGACGTTGATGCCGTGCTTCGTGCCGACTTCGGCGCTCAGAACCTGATAGAAACCTGCGTTTCCGTAGTTGACCATGCGCTTCATGGACTCGGAAGAATTCGACCTCTTCTTGAGTGCCGGGCACATCTGCCGCATGTCCTCGGCGACCTTGAAGACGATGGACGCCTGGCTGCGGTCAGCCGCAGCTCCGTAGACTTCCGGAGCGTTCTCACCGTCCGCGAAGAGGAGATACAGCGCGATCGCCGCGCCGAGGTCTGACTTCCCGTTCTTTTTCGGGATTTCGACGTAGGCCACCTGGAACTGTCGGTATCCGTCTTCCTTAACAATGCCAAAGATGTCTCGGACGATCTGCTCCTGCCATGGCAGAAGAATGAACGGCTTCCCCCTCCAGATACCCTTTGTATGTTTCAGCATCTGAATGAAGTTAACCGCTTTGTCCGCTTTCGCTTTGTCGTAGTGGCTCGTCGGAAGCATCAGAGGTGTAGGTTTGTATTCCCATGCCATTTAATACATCACCCTTCCCTCAGAAGCGCTTCCATCGGGTCTCCACTGATATTCTCTCCCGGATCTGTCGTCGCAACGATGCGGCTCCGGGACGAAGGCGTCAGCCCGAATTCGGATGCGAAGCGGAGCATGTCGCGCCGCGCCGCCTCGGAGACTCTGAGGTACGGGGAGTGCTGTACCTTACCCTTCGAGTCCTCGAAGGCCGGCCCTTCCTCTGTCAGATGCTCTTCAGCTTCTTTCCACCGCGCGTAATTCTGACAGTAGCCTGCAAAAGCTGCCATGTCTGCCCCGGTGAGTACGCCCATCTGAATGAGTGGTCCCGCTAAGCGGTTCCACTCCAGGGCGGCCTCGGGGAGAAGCCAGTCTGGGCAGTCCGGAACCTGTATCTCTGATGTAGGCTTGGGCTCGTAGATGTTAAGATGCCGCTGTCCGGGGTTCCCCTCCAGCACCTTAAGAGCCGTCGGTTTTGGTTTACGTCCTCTCTGTGCCATAGATTCACCTCCTAGCTGACGGCAACAAAAAGAGGACTGTTTCCAGTCCTCTGAGTTTGCAAAATATTTGGTATCTCCCTATAGAACGTATGTTCTTTCCCGCCCTTCTATAGTCTGAAAAGAAAGCTTTGCCAGCCTGCTATTCAGACTCAATCCCAGAAACTCCGCATTTCGCAGAAATGTGTGCGAAGCTGGGCGCCGGTCTGGAGTGAGACGGCCAAAAGAGATCCGACCCGCCCCTCCCCCGCGGAAAAATCCGCGTAAAAAAATTATTTTTTTTCTAAAACGTATAGGTGGGCCTCGAATCCTCTTTTCCTGTTTTCTCGTCGTGGCACGGCTTGCACAGTGGCTGCCAGTTGCTGCGATCCCAGAAGAGCTTCTGGTCTCCGCGGTGCGGCGTGATGTGGTCGACCACAGTAGCTTTGGTATACTGCGGCGGATCCTTCTTCAAGCACTCGGCGCACAGCACATGCGTCCGAAGGAAGCGCTTGCTCTCCACCTGCCACCTGTATGTGTAGCCTCTGGCGTTCGCTGATCGCGTAGCTTCCGGATGTAATTGCTTGTGCTTCTCACAGTAGCTCTGCCCGTACGGCACGAGGGCGGCGCAGCCGGGATGCTTGCAGGGTACGTTCGGTCTTCTCGGCATAACCGCCTCCATGTCGTCGGTGCTGATAAAGAAATAAAGAAAGGAGGATATCATAGGCAGCTAACGCTGCATGATCTCTCGTTCATCCTGCGCAGTGAGCCGGACGCCAGGATGATACGGCCGGCCCGCCTGCAGGCACAGGAAATACAAGGAGCGCTGAGCCTTCCGGCCCCGCGCTCCTATACAGCCTAATGATAGCGCACTGCCGCGGTATAAGCCAAGATGCACTTTAGTATCACTTGAGTATCATTCGAGTATCACATTAGTATCACGAGATATTCACGAGATCTGATCACTCTGAGCATCAAAGAGAGAGTACATGTGCTCGAGGCTATCGATGGCTCTCTGTCTTTCCCTCTGAAGAGTACGCCGCGAGATGTCGAGCTCCTGCATCGTTGTCTCCCAGTCGTCACCGTTCTTGACCAGATGCCGGACGATCTCGGCCTGTCTGGTAGGGAGCAGGGCCACCGCGTAATCGAAGAGGCGGAGCTCGTCGACCAGACTGCAGATCTTCCGGGTGATGAGCCCGACCATATCCTTGTTGAGTCTCTCCTGCTGGTCGCGGAAGTGCATGGCGATGGTCGCCGTCTTGTCCGATATGCCTGAGCTCTGGACGTGCTCGCCATCAGGCGAGGAGAAGACCATTGTCTCTATGACCTCCTCATCTGAGATGCAGGTCATATCCATCAGCCTCTGTCTCAGGAGCTTGATATCTCTCTCCTTGTTGCGGTACTCTCTGAACATCAACTCGATCCTCTTGCTCATCGTGTCTCCTTATGTGTGATGCGTGCGTCTTGCCATGCCTGTGTATTCCCTGATCAGATTGTCTCCCCATGTCTGTGATAGGTTGTCCTTCATGAACAGCGGGAGGTGCGAGAACTTGTTGTGCCTCGCCTCTACGATCTCCTCGATCCACTCCCTCTCCGGAATGACCTTGTCCGGATGGTTCCCTGTCTCCGCCCCGATGATGACCCACTCGAAGCACTGGAGGCGGACGGCTCTGGGCGTCGTCATCTCGATCCGTCCCCGGAGCGGTTCGATGCTGAGGAAGCTGTTGTTAATGAAGTGCAGTCCCTTCTTCATCGCGTCGGTGCATTCGTCGAATGATTCTTGGTCTGTAACTGTGCATCCGAAGAACATGTTCTGGTCTGCAGGAAGAATACCTTCATCGTTTAGTTTACCATAACGCCTGGGGTTTTTGGTAAGAAAGAAATAGGTATGCTGCGGAGCCTGCCTGCAGGCGCGGAACACTCTGGTGATCCACTCGTCTGGGACCCAGTCTCCGAAGAGGTCTGCCATGCTGCAGACGAAGACCGTCCTGCCTTCTTTCTTCGGTCCCGCGTAATCCCCGAGCTTGTACTCGTAGAAGGTTGGATCGAACCCGAAAGGATAGACCAGCTTCTTGCCCTTACTCTTCACTGGCTCCGTCAGCTCATGAAGTTCCCCAGCATCCTCCCCGCCGAAGCGGTGGATGAACTCCCTGGCGTAACAGTAAGGGCATCCGTGCCGGCAGCCTGTCACAGGGTTCCATGTATCATCGCACCAGTCGATCTTACTTTTCGCCATACTTCTTTCCTCCGTCTCTCAGATACTTATCCTTCAGTGCGTTGACCTTGACTTCTATCTCCCGCCCGAGTCTCCGGTTCTCCTCTAACATCTTAGCTATCTTCGGGTCGTTCGCCGTCAGGTGCTCTCGCTCCATCGTGGCGAGGATCCTGTCGATGTAAGCCTTCCTGCTCCGGATGAGTTTACGCGTCTCTTTATCCGAAACGATGTAGGGGAACTTTGCCCCGCACCGCGGGCAGACAATCGACTCGATCAGGATGACGTCGCCGCCCACCTTCTTCTTCTTATCCTTGGACATCGTGTAGTTCCCGTCGGCGGTGATGTCCGCCCCGCACATGTCACACTCAACCGTCTGTCCGAACTTCATGCTCCGCCTCCTGTGTAAGTGTCAGCTCTCCGGCGATGGCGCCGTAGCCTGCCATGTCGACGAAGCTGTCCGGCTTCGGTCGTCCGCTCTTTGCTCTGCTGACCTTCAGCAAAACCATCATCAGCGCCACGTCTCCGGCTGATACCTTGGTCTGCAGGTAATCGCTCCAGAGCTGGGCCGTAAGTCTGAAGTTGTCAGCGGGAGAGCCGTACTCTTCCTCGCGCTCACAGCACACAGCACCGATGGCCGCGTAGAGGATGCGGCCTCTCTCCGTCTCAAAGAAAGGCGGCTCTTCCTCAGGCTCCGCCACCTCGTCCGAAGGGGTGAGCAGCTCGTCCATCTTCAGCCCCATGCAGGCGGCGACGGCCTCGTACTCGTCGTAGACGAGGACCTGCGAGCCGCGGAGCATGCGCTGCAGCCGCACCTCGTTGATGCCCGCGCGTTCTGCCAGCTCCGCGATCGACGCGTCAGGGCTCGCCTCTGTGATCTTGTTCCACTGCTCAGAGAGCCTGTCATTGATCAGGCCGCACTCCATGGTGCTGAGGATATGTGTACGCTTCTCGATCATTCGGATACCTCCTTCCCATGCGCCCGCATGATATTGATTCTTCCGCTGGCGATCAGCTTATTCATCTCCACCGGGTCACTCTTCCTTCCTGCCTCGTAGGTGGAGCGCGCCACCGCATCAAGGATGCCTGCGGACACTCTGGCTTCGAGGTCGTGGCGCGTGCGGATGTCCTTGATCTGCTTCTGGGTGAGGATGTAGTTGGCGCCGATCATCTCGTCGAGGATCATGTCGATCATTCCGGTCTGCGTCTCCGCCTCCTCGCCTCCGGTGATGAGGATCTCCGCGATATAATCCCTGTGCTCGACCACCGCGAGGGCGAAGCTGTACGCCCTCTTGTAATCCCATCCCTCCTGCTCCTGCATATGCAGGCATATCCTGTTGACCTTACGTAATTCGGTTGCGTTCATCTTATTCCTCCTGTTGGTGTTTCTCCGTGTTCAAATCTTGCCTGTCGGGCTTTTAGAAGCGCTTTATCCATTGCGAGTCCACCATCGAACTCATCGTGTTCAGGCCCCGCTATCCAAGGAATTCCCTTGTGTACTGAGAACACAGCGGGATAGCAATCATCATCCATATACGAAAAGCTATAAAATACTCCGCAGGTCTCATAATGCTTGTCAAAGCACTCGTCGCAGTTCGCAGGCAGAGAACCTAAAACAATAAGTGGTCTCGGAAATTGTTTTATCCTTTTTTTATCGTATGGGCTCATGATTCCTTTCACTTCAACGTAAACGGGCTCCCATTCATCGTCATAGCTCCTGTGTCGTACATTAAGGAGTCTGAAATCCGGAAGATATTTCGAACCGTCCGGAAGAACATACCCTTCGGGTTCATACTCGTATTCGATTCCCATCGCATCGAAGAACACCGCCCATCGTGCTTCTAACCGACTTCGGAATCTGTAACCGTTATATACGGTCTCAATAGGTTTAATATCCATGTCGCCCTCCCTTAATAAATCTTATCCTTCTGATGCTTTCTCTTCCGGAAGTCGACCGCCAGGTCCTTCGAGTCGAGGTTGACCACGACGCCCGCTTCCTTGTCCAGTGTTTCAATGATCTCGTCGAGGGACGAGCCGCCCGCCTCGATGCCCTTGCCGATCTCAACGATGTATCTGATGTAGGCGTCGACAAATCTCGGCAGGCGCTTGATGCCGCCCCACTTGAACTCGCCCCAGAGCGTCGCCATCGAGATGACCATGGCGACCTTGTACGCCAGATAGACGGATTCCCTGTTATCGTGCTCCACCTCCTTCGCCGTCCGGAGGGTGACTATGTTCCGCTGTCTCCGGAGGTGCAGCTCATCGTCGATCGCCTTGGCCGGGTCTTTTCCTTCTCGCTGTGCCTTCAGCGCTATCTGGTAAGCGAAGGCCATGCCCTGATCCCTGCCTTCCTGCAGTACGTTTAACTTTGCCATAATGTATCTCCTGTGCCTGTGCCGTTATCCTGTCTTCAGAGTGTGCATGCGCCTGAGGTAGGACGCGCACTTCGGGCAGTAGTCTTTCAGCTTCCCGTCCGCTCCCTTGTGTCTCGCCCAGCCGCCGAAGCGTGCATCGACCGTCCGATGGAAGGGAACCTCGTCGATCGTCCGCCTCGTGCGGAGGACGGCTCCGCAGCCGTCGCATTGGATCGACAGCATGGTCGGCGCTCCGCAGTAGGGACCTGTATATCCGTAGGTGCTCATCTTTTCTTTCTCCTCCTGCTGTGCATGTATGACCCGAAGGTGCTCGGGTCATCCTTCGGCGACTCCCACTTTTTCCTGTGCGGCTTGAAACCTTTGCGTCCGGGAGCTACACCCTTGCATCCGATGGGCTTCAGAAAATCCTCATTCAGCATGTCTATCTCAGCGCTGAATGATATCGGCTCGCTGTTCAGGAAGGAACGCTCAAAATCCGAAGCAGCCTCTTCCGCATCCACCTCTTCCATAAGCTCAGAGATCTCCGTGAGGGTTGCGCAGAACACAGGCTCCTCGCCGTTGAAAGATCTGAGGAAGCATATCTCCCCGTCTTCCTTCCGGACTCCCATGTAGTATGTTATGCTTCCGCCGTCAGGCTTTATTTCTACCATCGTCCTTCTCCTTCTCTCCGGCTCTCATGTTCCAGTGTTCGAGCGGATTATATTGAGGCGCGACATCATACAACACTCCGTCTGCCATGTATGTGCTGACTGTAGGCGAGAACGTGACATCCGCTCCGCATCTGTCACACTTCACATTCAGCTCGACAGGAATCGACTTCGCTGTGCGTACGTTGTATTTCGATAAGCAATCAATAGTGAGCTTCTCATTCCCGCAGAAGGGACAGGGCTTCATCTCCCTGGGCGGCTCGTTGCTTTCGATGTGACTCATCTGAAAGCCGTAATTAGAAACGTCTTTCACTTTTGTATTCCTCCTATGCGGCGACCCGCCGGAGCAGGCCGCCATGAATCTGATATGCCGTTAATCGTAGTCGTCGTTATCTGTCAGCTCCGCCGCAGGGCGTCCGAGGAAGTACCAGAGTCCGTTGTGGTAAGGCTCGCCGCCGTGCTCCTCCGGTTTGTAGAAGCGTCGATTACGGCAATAGTTGCTTCCCGGGCAGCCCTCACATTCCGAATGATCGCAGAGGAACTGAGACAGATCCTCCCTCGATGATGTGCGGATCAGGTCATAGATTGTCTTACTCATCAGAACTGTCCTCCATTACAATCTCCTCGTCCGTGTATCGTTCCGGATGCAGCTTCTTCTCCTGAAATGGAATAGTATGGAACTTGTCAAGATATGCGTCGCACTCCTCGTCGTGCTGACACCAGCCACAACACACAGGTCTTTCTCTGCTGGTGCAGAAGTCAATCAATTCCCTCTGCTTCATCCTCGTCCTCCTTCGCCACCATGACAGCCCTGCCGATCCGCTCGATGCCTGAGCCGTCATCGAAGATATACGCCGTGCCCTGCATCGGTGCCGGCACGCCGACCATATATCTCTTCCTGTCTCCGCAGTCCTTGATCTCGGTCACGATGCCGAGGCATCCGATCCACTTGTGACCTTCAATGAACTGCACCACGTCGCCCTTGATAATTGTTTTAGCCATCCTGTTTTCCTCCTATATCTCGTCAGCCCGTACCATCTGTATCTCCGGATAAGGATCATCGTCTTCCGGATCCGGAGCGAGGACTTCGTCTTCTTCAGTCTCGTCCTCCGCCTGCTGTGCCCGCAGCGCCTGGGCGACGGTCTGCATCGCGTAAACGAACGTGCTGCATACTCTTGTGAAGGCTGCCTGATATTCCCACTCGATGTCCTTCTCACGCTTCCGGAAGACATGCCACATGACTGCGAAGGTGATAAGATAAACCATGATATTGAGTAGTGTTGATGTAAAGTAAATCATTCCGTGTCCTCCATGTTCTGTTCTGCGTGTCTCTCCTCGGTCATAATCATAAGGTCAACGTACTCCTGCGGGGCTTTCCTTGCCGCTCTGACGATGAGACCGAAGAGCGTACCGAGTGCGATGAGTGCGAGTATAAATGCTGCCATGTTCCACCTCACCACGGATAATCATGCGGTCTTGCCTCGCCCCATCCGGCTGCGGCGGCTCCGACCTTGCTCATGCTGGATAAGCGTATGATCTGATATGATCCCTTGTTCTTCACAAGTCTGACTCTCCAAAGCTGAGTGCTTGGGTTCTGGTAACCGGAGCTTGCGTCCGTCCATTCGAGCGCCCCGAAGTAAAAGCCGTCCTGTCTTACTGTGAGATATGTATAGTCTTCCTGCAGGCACCTGATCGTGTGCCATTTGTCACGTTCCCACTGAGTGCTGTATGTTGCGGTCGGAACTTTGATTTGCACGTCACGCTCAAAAACGAAGACCTGCCCTGCCGCTACGGGGTCTTTCGCTAATTTCTGCAAGGTCAGCCATCTATCTGATGAGCGTCTTGTCCAATACATGCCGGGGAAATGGTCGCACTCAAGCAGGACACATGAAATGCCCAGTTTCTCGTTTACGAAGTGCCCGTCCGTGCCCGTGATTTTGGTGTATGGATATTTCTCGGCGGCTTCCGTGTTGACTGCGCAAGCCAAGCCCATGATGATAATAATGAGTGCTGTTGCTGTGATAATAAAAATTCTTCTCATTGTTTTGCTCATTTTTTTTGTTCTCCTTTATTTGTTTGATTTATATGCTTCTGGTAACGGCATCCATGCAATAGGCTTACTGCCTTTATGCCAAGCATCCATAAAAACCTTGTCATAACGGCTAAGTTCTTCATTCTGGAATGTCATGTGCGTGCAGAATCTCTCGCCTTTTTCATTTTCAAATGTGACATAGACTTCATCGGATATAGTTGTACCGAACTTTAATGTCCCTATCCATTCATGTTCTTCCGGCATCCTCTTCGAACACGGAATCCACTGCGGTTCTTGCTGTGCGGATGGCAACTTTTTCAAGTCTATTCCAACCGCCGTTAGGGCTGTGTTAAAACCGTTCGCCCATTGCCATCTTCCGAAACTTGAGACTTCTGCATCATCCATAAATTGCGTGAATTTCTGATGCGCTTCAAAATGCGATGGATTTGTATCTACGGTCGCATTGCGTTCTATATCAATCGCCGCCTGACGGCTGATTAAATCATCCATCCTGTTCACCTCACTCGCACCACTCTGGCTTCGGAAATCTATCTGAATATTTAATTTCGGCTACATTCTCAGCTTCTACATCAAAAGCGTCATCCCAATACTTATAAAGCGGCTCACCCTCGGGCAGATAGCAAACAATAGTTGCATATTCATTTGACGTACACGAAAATCCTGTACACCACCACGGCATTTTTATAAGTGCCATGTCAACTATCGGTCTTGGGTCTGATACTGAATTTGTTTTGAACCTATATCGAATCATCTTTCTGCACCACCTTCCTGCATCATTCATCGGTTCTCCTTTCCGCCACATATTTATCTCTGTAGTATCTCGCGCATAGCTGGCAAGTAAGCTTTTCGCCGTATCTGTGCATACATCCCTCGCAACTATCTGCTTTCCTGCGCTCTTTCAGTTCTTTGAGCAAATCTGCAATATATTGGCATATTTCTTTGCTATTGGTCGAATATGCAATACTACCGTCAAAACGATCTATCACATCATCAATCCATTTAGCAAGATGGCACTCAAAGCAGCTCTCCGGGCGAGTCATGCCCTTGAGATAAAGTCCCATCACCGTCCTCCTTTCCATTCCATCTTCAGCCAGTCGAGCCACATCAGGCGCTGCGCTTCCGTGACCGGATTATGCGAGTGGTAAGCGCAGCCCGGATAATTAACGTCCCGGAAGCGGTCGTAACACTCTTTTGCATAAGGGCATGCACCGTCAGCCGCGCAGAAGTAAACACCTGCGACGTCGACGTCGTAGCCCTTAAGGAACTCTGCCAGCTCCTCGGTCGTCATCGCCAGGATCCGGTCAAAGTTGGTCGGCGTCTTCGGTTCGGACGCCTCACGCAGCATCCGAAGGAAGTCTCCGGTTGTCAGCGGCGGAAGATCTTCGGCGTTGTCATGGCGCGCCTCGATGGCCTTGATGATGGGGGCAATGTCTGCTAGCTTCATTGGTGTCCTCCTGGTTCGTAATTTCTTCATCCGTATAAATCTGCGGAGATAATGCGTTCAGCATATACGGAGTCTCTCCGTACTTCTTACGAAAAGTTCGACAGATGTTGTACGTGTACTTACAGTCTCCGCATAAAAACCTTGGCGGAGCCCAATGCGCCGTACAATAGTCGGCCAGCTCCCTGTTTGTCATTCCTCGTCCACCTCCGTGAATCTCTGCACGTCGCTGACCTTCTCACAGAACATCTTTATCGGTCTCACCCATATCGCGTTAGTTTCGACATCGCTATAGATGACCATTGTCTCTAAGGTTTCGGTATGGACAGCAAATCCGAGAACACGATACAGACCGCCCTTATAGTGTCGATACAATGCTCCGCCTTTTACGTCACTCGGTTTCATGGCGTTCCTCCTGCGAGATATACAGTATTGCCTGTCTGACAAGTTCCAGCTCTCTCCGGATGCCACCTAAGTTGTCGGCCACCCTCGACAGCTGGTACTCGATATTATTAAGATCTGACTTGTAAGCCCTTCCGTTCGGGATGCTCATTGCGAGGAGCAGCTGTCCGAAGAATATTAGGATAAGTATTGCGTTCGTCGCTCCCATTACTCTTCCTCCGTTATTCCGAGCACCGTGCAGACCACGTGCTCGATGACAATCAGCAGGACCAGGAGCATGCTGAACGCGATCAGCAGCGCGTTCTCGATAAGATCCTTAATTCTTTCCATTGTTCGTCCTCCGTTTAAATTTCCTTCGGGTCTTCCCGTTCCATGCGTACTTCGGATCCGTCGTCCGATGGCAGGGGCCGCTGCTCCCGACGATATCCCTGTTAAACATGCAGTTGGTCTTCCGGCACTCTTTGTTCTTATCCGGATCACACTCATACGTCTTTACCTTTTTATTCTCAGGAACTCCACTCATCACTCGTCCTTCGCCTCCGAACTTAGATTGTCGTGCGTCCACCAGAGCGCCACGAGGTTCCAGAGGCAGGCCGTATAATGCGGCTCGTCCGTCCATCCCGCCTTCCATTTCAGATAGTGCCGGACGGAAGAATCCAAGTAGGAGCTCTCCGGAAGCCCCCGCTCCCAGTTTCTCTCGCCGTACTTCTTGGCGCCCTTCTCGTAGTGCTTAGCCAGGTCGAGAAGGATGTCGAACGTGTTCTTATCAGACTCTGCCAGGAGGTAGCCGATAGCTGCTATGATGTTCTCTATGTCATAGATGTGGCTCTGTGTCTGATAGTAGTAGACGTTGATTAAGAAACGGTCCTCGGTGTATGCCGTGGGGTCTTTCTTGTCTCTCTCAAGTTTCTCGCGGTAATAGTCGATGTCCATCTTGGCGATGTACGCGACGATGTCGAGCGGCATCAGGTCGCACCTGCCCTTGCCTTCCGCCATGTCCCTGACAGCTCCGGACTCGAACTCGCGTCTCTCTCCGCTGTCGAGGATCTGAGGCTCTGAATCGGATTCAGATTCCAGAGCGGCGACATCAGACATCTTCGGAGCCCACTCGCTTCCGTTCACGCAGTCCCTCGGGCTCCAACATCCAGTGTCGCTGTCCTTATTAATATCGACATATCCGCAGGTCTCACAGCTCCACTCCTTCTGCTTCCACTCGCTGAGTGTCCCGCTCTCGATACACCGCTTGCACGTTTTTCTGTAAGCAAGTGTATTATCATGCATACATGTCTTACATCCTTTATCCATCCTGATCATCTCCTTTCTTCTCGTCTTCCCCGGTATACTCCTTCAGTCCGAGAAGGATTCCGAGGAACTCCAGTGTTCTCATATAGTTTTCGAAGTCGTCCATCAATCCGGAGTCCCTCCGATCACATATCTGATAACGGCATCTGCCTCCTCCGGCCATCGGACGATGGCATAGGTGCCCCCGGCCGACTCGACGAGTCGCTTGTTCTCCAGCTGCAGCTTCGACGGCTGGCCGACGATCGGACGCTTGACCTCGAGCCCGATGTACTTCCCTCTGATGACGACCATCAGGTCTGCAATGCCGCCTTCCGAGTACGGCCCCTGAGTGACCTTCCGGACGTAGATCTCCTCACCGTACCTCTGTTCGAGGTACTTCTTGATGTTCCTCTGATAGTAGGTCTCCGCCGGTATCTTCCGCCTCATGATCTCGATGGCCATCTTCTTGGTACAGCCATTCTCTTTTTGAAAGCGCTTAACATATTCCTCCGGGTCAAAATTCTCAATGTAGTGTTCCAGCACTTGCTGTCCTCCTTCCGTACTTCCATGCCTCAAGTCTGATCAGTGTCTCCGTCGGCGGCGGCATGTGTGACACCTGAATCCATCCGTTCTCCCTGCGCTCCCAGTAGCCGTGCTCCGGACGCCACCAGCTGTCGATCAGGTCGTTGTAATATCTACCCTCTCTCTCTGAGCAGTGCGCCAGCCAGTAGGTCAGGCCATAGGCTTCGAGCCGGATCCGCGGTTCCAGCTTCTCCATGAGGAGCAGCGCCGCGCCGTCGACGTCGTATCTGCTGAAGATGCTGTGCGAGTAGTCCTTCATGACCACTCCTTCCTCCGCGATAATCCGGTTGCTCTCGGACACGAAGCGCCTGAAGGCGTCACTCTCGATGTCGTCAAGAATTGGCATGTTTCCGAAAATGATGTGTCTCGCCACGGCCTCCGCGTCTGTCTTGATTTCCGCCAGAAGAGCGTCGTATGCGACCTTGTATCTGGTCTTCAGGGTGGCCGTTCCGACCTTCTCCCTGTTCCCGCGGAGTTTCCGCACGTTTTTCGCCAGATTTTCCATGATTTTCTCGATTTCTGTCATCGATTTCCCTCTGTTACTCCTTTTTTCAAAAAAAGGAGTAACACCAAATTTGTTGTATTTATGCGGTTTTTCGGGCCCTGTTACTCCTTTACTCCTTTTTCTGAAACACACACTGCTTTTTTTACTAACTCGATGACAGAGGGTTTCGCTTAGACTTTTCGCATTTATATACTTATATTCTTAAAAAAGGAGTAACAGGAGTAACAGCAGCCGATTTTGCTGATATTTATGCGGTTTTTCGTGTTACTCCTTTTGTTACTCCTTTCAAAAAAAAGGAGTAACAGGAGTAACACTTCCGCCTGATTTTCTGTTCGTTACTCGTCAAAAGGCAGCGGCTCGTCCACCCCCACAGGAACAAATCCATCATCCAGAGGCAGTTCCTGCTGTACATAGGGCTCTGCAAGATTTGGCTGGTTTTCGGTTTTCCTCTTCGGCGGCTCCTCGTATCCGATGACCTCGCCGATCCGGAAGACCACGAACTTGCAGAGCTTCCCGTCGAACCTTCTCGGTACCTGATAATTCCGTCCGCCGTGGTCTTTTCTCTCGGTCGTCTCGATCAGCCCGACGTCGCTCATGAACTTCAGCGTCTTCCTCGGACTGTAGCCCGCCCGCGTCAGCTCCTGTGATAGTACTCCCGGAAAGATATCGACGACCTCGTCATTGTCTTCGAAGATCCCGTAACACGTTCCGTTCGTCCGCTCTCCGAAGAAGGACTTATTCGACAGTACCCAGTCTCTGATGTAGTTGACGGCGTTCTCGTTGACGTCCCCGACATCGTTGGCCATCTGTTCTTTCAGGATGACCTCGGCCATCTTCTTAGCCATCTCCCATGACACAGGGTTAATCTTCAGCTCCTTGCTCGCTCCGATCACGTCCGGCTCCTTCGGCTCTTCGTTTCGGAAGATCCATGTGTCTGCCATGGCATCCGCCAGGGCGACCGCGGCGACTCCGCTCACGTGGCTCCCGGACTTGCCTTCCGCCACCTTTCGGACGTAGGCGACCATCTCTTCGTACTTGCTGCAGACATCCGCCTCGTCGATTCCGATCAGACAGTCGATAAAGGCCGGCCCCGCCCAGCCGCAGTTCATCGCCGCGTGCTGGTGCATCAGTGAAGCACTGACCTCATCCTCAAAGGGTCCGCCGTAGATCTCCAGGACTCGCGTGCTGACGCCCGTCTGCGATGTCTCTGTGCTCAGAGGTTCCTCCCCGGTCGCCAGCGCGATTGTCCGCCACTGATACGTGGCCTGCAGGCCGCCCGACTTGCTTCCTCGGATCTTCCCGCTTCCGGAGGCGATCATGTAGATCGTCCGCTCGATGCCCTCCTGGTTCCGCCCGGCGAGCTGTCGCTCGTCGATGCCGAGAGGCAGGTCGCAGAAAAAGCTAGCTGTCCTCTCCAGACCGACCTGCGTCGCGTTGAAGCTGACCATCAGTCTTTCAGGGTCTCCCCATGCGCTGAGGGCTGCCTTCAGAGCCGCGCTCTTCCCACCACGTGACCCACCCCAGTTGTATACAAAGAAGATTCTCTGTTTCAGGATCCTGAGCAGCGGAGCCGCGAAGGCGGCAGCCAGGATGAATCTGAACTTGTCCCGCTCCCTATGCGGAGCCATTGTCTCGATCCACCCGCTGATGTCTCCCTGCTGGGTGTAGGCACTCACGAGCCCCCGCTGCGTCGGATCAACGTCAAGGACGATATCCTGTTCCCTTCCGGGGATGAATCTGTGTCCCGGCTGCCATCCGAATGTGCTGGTGGCGTCCGCCTTCCGGATCGTGGTGATGTTGGCCGCTTCGAGCGCAGCCAGGAAGCTGACTACGGCCTTCGCGTTCTCGGATGTCACTGTGCATCCGAGATCCGCCAGCGCCGTGATGCCCCTCGATGTGAAGACCGTTGACCTCGGGAACACTCCCTTCGTCCACTCGCCGTCACGCTTAAAGGCGATCTCGACCTTCTCCTCTCCGGTCTCAAGGCTCCTCAGTCTCTGGGTGATGATGATCGGTGTCCTGCAGACCATCGTCGGCTGGTCGCTCTTCGGGTTGATCTTGCTGATTCCCGCGTCCGAGTAGACCCATCCGTCAGGCTGTTTCAGATTCACCGGAGCGCCCTGGATGGCTTCCGGGATAACCTCGTCGGCGTTGATGTCCACGGGCTTTGCCCTCTGGCAGAGCGCCAGTATCTTGGCCGCCGCGGCCTCCTTGCCGAACTTCATGAACACTTCAGACGGGTCTTTGCATCCGATCGCGCCGCAGCTCCACCGGAAGACGTCCCCAATGAAGCCGCCCTCCCGGAGCCCCTCGACCACCTTCCGGACGAAGACCTCGCCGCCGTGATCCGGCTCCTGATGGATATAGAGTTTCAGTCCCTGCAGCAGATCCGCGTGGTGCGCCTTGAACATCGACGCCCCGGGAACTCCCAATCCGGGAAGACCCATATACCAGAGGCTCTGGCTGTCGCTCTCGCCCTCGACCAGGATGGCCTGACCCGCAGCTCTCAGCTTGTTGTCCAGTAACCACTCGCCGTAGAGGCCGGGCTTCGCTCCGAACTTCCACCGGAAGTCCTTGTTCGCGTAGCGCTTCCGGAAGATGGCCTCACGGCCGTCCCTGTCGAAGTATGGGATCTTGATGTAGGCCGCCCCGGTCTTCTTGTCCTTCTGGTCGGACAGCTTGCAGTTATCGACCAGCCACTCTGCCGGCAGGTGCTTTGCGGCCGCGTACATGGCGACCGTCAGCCCCTCCGGTTCCCTTGCCTTCGCCTCCGGCTCCACGCCGTAGCTCTGCAGGATATCCTTGTATGCTTCGGATGTGTCGACGCCCTTGAGCTTGGCGACGAAGGTCGTGTAGTTGCCTCCGATGTCCTCGGCGAAACAATGCCACCGTCCTGTCTTCAGATCAACGGAAAAGGAGCTGTTCTTGTCGTCGTGGAACGGGCAGATGCCTGTCAGTGTGTCGCCGTTCAGCTTGTGCCTCCGGATGACGCTCGTGTATTCCCTCCTGTAGTCGACGATATCGTCGATGTTTACATCTGCCATGTCTTAGCCTTCCTTTATCCCAGTATTTTGTCGATATATTCCTCCGCCTCGTCGCGGGTCATCCGGTGGAGCGTCGGTGTCATGCCGAGCCCTGCGGCCAACTCCAGAGTCTCCTCTACGCCCTTGGATACGCCGCCGTCGATGATGTAGGCTGTGATTCCGTGGCAGGCGGCGAGCATGCGCTTTCCGATGCCCGCCCACATCGCGCGCTCCTCCCGGAGCTCCTCATTTAAAAAGCAGGGGAAGTACATGTGCGGCGCAACTGGCACGGCGCCCTGATTGACCATGTAATCACGGCAGGCGGCCAGCGCAAGGCGGCTGTTGAAGAAGAGCTCGTTCTCGTCTTCCGAGTGGTAGGGCGATGCGATGTAGATGTAGGGCGCGATCCGGAAGTCCTCGTTCTTATTCTTGCCCTTGCGGCAGCGTCCCGCGTAGATCCACGGGCTGACCAGGTCGCCCCGGATGAATGTGTCATAGAGCGGCTCGCCGTCCGATGCCGTCGTCTTTACCTCGTCTGACTGGACGTACGTCTTCTTGATGTCCATGACGCCGATGATAATCGGGTCATCGTTCGTCCAGATGAAAGACTTGTATCCGAATGCGGCAACGACGACGTCGGCCGTGACTGTCTGTCCTACTCTGAGAGATTTGCCGTTGAACTTTGTAAATGTGCTCATCATGCTTCCTCCCAGGGGAGCTGGTCTCCCGCAAGAGAATTTTCGACCTGCATGAAGCCGTCGGCATCCACCTTCGGAGCCGCAGCGGCGACCGGGGCGCCCTCGTCCGCCGTAATCTGGAAGGACTGATACTGGCTCTTGATCTCCTTGTTCATCGCGTCGATCACCGGCCACAGCTCCTTCGGAAGCATGCCTGCCTTCTCCACCACAACTTTGTTGTAGGCGATGCCCTGGCGGCTCTCTGCCTTTTTGAGGCTGAACTTCATGACCAGACGGCTGTACGGGATTTTCATCGTTGTCATGATCGTCGCGAGCTGTCTGTTGACGTCCTTCATGGATGTCGGCGGGAGTGTCAGCAGGTAGAGGCTCGGACGCCCTGAGAGTCTGAGATAAAGGCGTCTCATGTTCTTGCACGCCTTGCCGGACCCGTCGGGCCCAAACTCGTTGAACTGGCAGCCGTCACACTGTCTGAGCTCGCCTGTCTCGAATACGATGCCCTGCTTTGCGTCGATCGCTGAACACGTCGGAGCGGAGCTCTCGCCGTCGCCGCCTCCGAAGGCTGTCTCCCAGTAGGCGTTGGCCTTATGGGTAAAAACAATGACAGCCTCGAAGGTCTTCTGCGGATCCGAGTCTTCCGGGTCTTCCTCGCTCTCGATGCTGAAGGCGTTGGAACTGCCGTTCGGGATCTTGATGCTCTTGCAGATGATACTCTTCTCCGGGTCGAGGTCTTCCATCGCTTCCTTGAGCTCCGCGATGTCCTCCTCGCTCATGCCGTCATAGGGGTTGGTGATTTCGAACTTGTCCATTGTTGCGAGTTCCATCTTTGCCATAGCGTTCCTCCTTAGCTGAATCTCTTGGCCTGCTTCCTGCGGCCGATATCATTGGTCTCATATACGTTGATCGCCTCGCGGATGTCCTCCGGAAGGTCTCCTTCTGCCTCGACGATCTGCTTGAGCGATGCGGACAGCGTTCTCGGGTCGACCCTCTCGACGATGAGATCTCCGAGGCCGTTTTCCCTGAGCAGCCCGAAGAAGTTGATGCCTGCCGCCTGCAGGTCTGCTTCGGACTTCTTGCTGTACACTGTCTTGGTCTGCAGGCTGAAGTTATAACCTGCGTATCCGATGCTGGTCACCTCGTCGTCGATCATCTGATCGGTGATCCGCTGCTTCATGTCTTCGATGGCCTTGTTGTTGGCCTTTGTCTGTTCCGCCAGCGCCTCCTTGGTTGCCAGAAGCGTCTGATACTTAGCGATTAAATCAATCAGCGCCATTCTCTTCCTTGTCCTCCTTTAATTTTCCATTCTCCTTCCGGAGCTCAGTGATCATGATGTGCATGTCGTGGATCGTGTCGTTCAGTTCGAGATTTCGCGCGTTCAGCTCATCGATCCTCTCCTTAAGATACTTAATCTCAACCTCTCTGCCGGCCGCGGCCCCGACGAGGTCTCTGTATTCGGCCAGTGTGATCAGCACGCTCAGTTCGTCATCGCTGAGGAAATTACGGATCTGCTTGTCGTACGTGGAGCCTGTATTATCAGCCTTCTTCCTCAGAATCTCATTCCAGATGCGCGCCTTCTCATCCGCCGGGCTTTCGTAGATCTTCTCGAGTACCTGTTCCTGTTCCTGTAATGGCATTTCATTCCTCCTTAAAAATATGTTCTCCAGGAGTCCACGACCGTCTTGGCCATGTCTTCCTTTTTGGCTAATGCTTTTGATATCTTCTCATCGACGGTCTTCTCGACGACCAGGTCGATGTAGGTACATGTGTTCCTCTGTCCGATACGGTGTATTCGGCTCATGCTCTGCGAGTACGTAGCGTAGTTGAAATTCTTTGAGTAGTACACGCATGTGTCCGCCGCTGTCAGCGTAATGCCCGTGCCGGCCGTGTCGATCTGCCCGACAAAGATCATCGTGTCCGGGTCTTCCTGGAACTGCGCCACGATGGCTCCGCGCTCCTCTTTCGGGATGGCTCCGTAGATAGCCACCGCCTTCTTGCCCTTCGGAAGCTCCTTCTCTGCGAGCGACAGGATGGCGTGTACCTCCGGAAGGAAACGAGCGAAGATGACCAGCTTCTTCCCGGTCTCGGCCACGTAGTCCCCGATGATGTCCGAGAGGGCTTCCAGCTTAGCCTTGCTGACCTGTTTTGGCTTATCCTCGTTGTCTTCCACCAGGAATCCGCCCGTGAGCTGCTGCAGCCTCAGGAGCTTCGTGAGGACGGTCGTCGCCGTGATTTTCCCTCCGTCCGACAGCTCAGCGATGCTGTCCCGCCTCAGCCTGTCGTAGATTGCCCGCGCCTTCGGCTCCATCTGAACCACGCGCGTCTCAAAGGTCTGTTCCGGGAGGTCGAGCGCCTCGTCCTTGGTCACCCTGTAGGCGATGCTGTACTCCTTCTGGATGAGCTCGTCCATGTCCTTGTATCCGATAATCGTCCGCTTCTCGAAGCCGCCCATGATGGCGTAGCGATTCTTGAAAGCGTAGTAGTTTGTACCGAAGACCGTCGGATCGAGGAACCTGTATTGGCTCCAGATGTCGATGGCGTTGTTCTGTACAGGCGTCCCGGAGAGGATGAGCTTGTATCGTGCCTCGTCCCCGAGCTGATGCACTGCCTTGCTCTGCGACGCGTTGTGCGTCTTGATGCGCTGGCTCTCGTCGCAGATGATCATGTCCGCGTCGTAGTCCTTCAGCGCCTCGAAGATGCCGTCTCTCCATGTACTCTCATAATTGATGACCGCCACCTTCAGGGCCCGTTTCCTGCTGTCGACCAGGTCCTTCAGCGCCTTGAGCCTCTGCGTCTTCGTTCCGAGGAGCGTTGCCGTCTCCGCCGGGAACTCCGCGTAAGAACTCAATTCCAGAGGCCAGACGGCCACTACAGAAGTTGGAGCAATGACCAGAACGCGACGAACTGCTCCTGCCTGATAAGCCGCTCCCATAATAGCAATGGCTGTTAATGTTTTCCCGCAACCTTGGTTTTATGATTTCTCTCGAGATGAATTGACATAAGTCAACCCATCTCGAACAATAATCCGAACCCTTTGCTTGTCGTATTGCCCTGAGAAGTCATACTAATCACCTCCTTTTTCCTAAATGACATCCAGACTCTTCCGGATGCTCTTTGTGATACTTCACATGCTTCTGCTGATTCTTAAACACCATCAGATTTTCAGGTCTGTTGTCGTGCTTATTTCCGTTAATATGGTGGACAACTTCCCCTTTTCTCAATGGTCTGCCGAGCATCTTTTCAGCGACTACTCTGTGCTCGTGCCTCCCGAAATACTTCGGATATGTGTCCTTGCCGCATGGCCCTTTTAGTATTTGTTGCAACGCTCTCTGTTTGGCTCGCATCTCCGGTGTCCACCCCTCCGAAGTGTTGAGCGGATTATTCGCCCGGTTCCATTCAGACAAATTGAAGGTGCCGTTTGTCGCCTTGCGAATTGCTCTGGGTCTTGCGCTGCGTCTTGCCACGCATTTTGATTTGCGGTGTATTACGCGCCCCGGAACGTTTATCTCCGTTCTACAGCGTTCTGATAACCACTTGAGCCTGCACTCTTCACAACAGAAGTGTTTCTGCCAATGCGCTTTGGATGGCGATGTCTCGAATGTCTTTCCGCATGTATCACATGTGAGTGTTACCTTATGTAACTGCGCTTCGTCATGGCATTTCTTGGAGCAGTAGATCCTCTTCTTGGACGGTTTGTCTGTAAATTCCCTTCCACAGTGCTTACATGTAAAGACCATTTACGACCACCTCCCTTCTTAATTCATGTATTTCCTGTGTGCCGCCGAGATCTCGTTATCGTCGATGTCCAGATAGATCTGAGTTGTTGCGACGTTCTCGTGACCGAGCATATTGGATATCGTCGTGATCTGCATCCCTCTCTTGCTCGCTATCGTTGCAAACGTGTGACGAAACCGATGCGGGTTGCAGGGCTTTACTCCCGCCTTCTTTCCGATTCTTCTGGTGGTCATCTCGATCGAGCTCGTAGTGCAGTGTTCGGTAGCCACGACCATATCCGGGTCTCTGAACCAGTTTTTCATCTCCGTCTGCTTTACGCCTGCCTTCTTACCATGTTCGACGCTTAGCATCTTCGGGAACAGATATGGGTTGTTATCGTTTCGCTCTTTCAAGTACCTGTCCAAGGCAATAATCGCCCTCGCATTCAGATAAACTCTCCTGTCCTTCTCGCCTTTTCCATGAACGATAAGCGAATCTCCTTCTATGTCGCAGATCATGATCCTGACAATTTCCCCGACACGGCATCCGGTCGAAAGAAGTAGTTCAACAATAGCCGTGTCTCTGGATGTCTCGCATGCGCAGCGTATCTTCTCAACGTCCATCTCCGAGAAGGCTTCCTTGTGTACCTTCGGATGTTTCATGTCCAGTCTTGAGACCGGATTCGTCCGGATGTACTCTTCCTTGTAGAGCCATCCAAAGAACGAGCTCAGGACTCTGTAGATGTTGTGGGCGGATGTCTTCTTAATTCCGCTCATTTCCCTTCTGGCGATATATACCCGAAGGTCGTCTGTCGTTATCTCGTTCACGTTCTTTCCGATGTCTGAGAGATAGCGCGGGAGCTCTGTGCCGTAGTATTTGAGCGTCCTGTCCGTGCATCCCTTCACCTTCTTCGCGATCAGGAACTTCTTAAGCAGCTCCTGATTGAATCCCTCGTCCAGAATCGCGAGCGCTGTGGTTCGTTCTGTTATCTGATATTTACTGACAACCATGTACACATAGTTCTTCACCGCGTCCGGATTCTGTGTCATCGGAAGGATTCCAACCAGAAGCTCATTTAGAAGATCTTCTTTTCCGTCCTTATACTCCTCCATCACGATCCTCCGTGACGCCGACCGCCACCAGCCCCGTAGTGACTTTTATTTGTCGGTAATGATTCTGGCTGCGGGAACTCAAACTCCAACTCTCCATCGGCGAGCGCTGAATATAATTGCCCGAGTGCGAGCATGCACTGGTATTCAGATGAATAAGTTCCACATACAGTAGAGTCTCCGTCCGGGTATCCGGCTATTACTGCAGCTCCCTTAGGGCCGCATGATACGAAGATCTTCTTGATCTGTGAAAAGCTAGAAATCCATTTACCCGACTGCGCCATTATTACCATGATTCGCCTCCTTCTCCTCTGCCACATACCTCCAAGCGCCTCCGGTCATCTCTGCAGGCGTTATCAATATCCGCTCAGGCGGATATCCGTGCCTGTACGGGTCCGCCAGCGTATCTCCCTGAACCACGACTGCCCTGATCCCGAGAAGGCTCAGCTGCAGGTAGCACATATAAACTCCCTTCCAGTCCAGATCCTGAGCGACCACCCTCAGACATTCCTGCGGGTTGATGCCGGCATCCAGAAGAACCTTCACCGCCGCGATGATCATTCCACCTCCGCCGCATGACGGCTCGTTCAGTGTGATGACTTCGCCGTTGTAGTTCTCGATGGTCTCAGTGAGGCTCGTCCTCGCACACAGTTCCGATAAGTGGAACGGCGTGAAGAACTGCCCTGTGTATTTGGAACCCATGCCTGCCTCCATGTAGATCTCACCGAGCACGTCCCCGATCTCTTCATCCAGTGCCTGCGCCAGAAGATGAAACATATCTCTGAGCTTGCACTGCTCCTCAAGCTCGTATCTGGACATGAGGTCTTTATATGACTTCTCTCTTTCCTGCCAGATTTTGCTATGGTTCATCGTGCAGGAGTTAGCCACAGCCAGAGCGGAGCACTCGACCCAGTCGGAGAAGACCTGATAGGGGCTGTACTTGCCCGATATGCTCTCTATTGTCTTAATAATCTCCTGCTTCGGTTTGATTGGTTTGTCCTCCTATCTCCGGAGCCTCCTCGAACCCGTCGAGCGCTCCGATGCTTCTGAGCTGCATCACCTCGCGGACCTCTGTCGCCGAAGCGGTGATGCCCTTGTAGGTAACGCGTTTATTATCTCCAACATTGTCTTTGTTAAAGTATCCGGGGTTCTGCAATTTCTCATACTTGTTCTCGCAGGCCCACTCTCCTCTATCGAGGATGTCTCCGATCTGCCGCCAGCTCATGCCCTTGTCGACGCAGGTGAGCAGCGTCTCAACGTCCTCGTCCGTCCATCTCCGGGCGGGTAATCTGATGAAGTGTTCCTCGATGCCGAGCACCTTCCGCCTGACGATCAGCGCCCGCTCCTTCTTCCGGAGCTCCTTCGCCGCGTCCCTGATAGTGACGCCCTTCTTCATCAGCCGTCTGAACTTCTCATCCTCCCAGGCTTCCCAGGAGGCGTTGTGCCCGCCCCGCTTGCCGTTCAGAGCCTCGTCGACGTCGATGCGCCTCTTCTCCTTGACCCATGCAGGCTCTTCTCCGAAGATGTTCTCCTCGAAGTTGGCGAGGTTGATCTTCCGCCGGTTCTCGTAGAGCCACGGCCACAGCTCCGGGAGGTAGACCGCCCTGACGACTCTCTGCTTCTTGCCGTAGGTCTTCTCGTGGAATGGGATCCCCATACGGAGCATCCGCCCGAGCTCTTCGCCGCCGACCGTCCTGCCGTACAGGGTCTCAATGACGATGGTCATCGGGAGCCACTCGCTGTTCTCGGTGAAACGCCCGAGCCCCATCTTCCAGACCTGCGCGCTAATCGACTCGCATGACCTGCCAAGCTTCCTTGATATGGTCTTGATCGGCAGCGTTCCCCACGTATCCTCCAGATACTCCATCTCCGCCTGTGTCCAGGTCTTCTTGAATCTCTTCGCCAGCCTGTTCCGGCGAACTTTTCTCTTCCCTTGTGCCATATGCTTCCGCCTTCTGAAATGCGACTGTGTGCGCTCCGTTCTCGTATGCGTACAGCACGTCCTTCGGATTAACTCCCTTTGTCCCGCTGTACTTGATGTGCCTGTTCCTGCCTTTCAGCCGTTCCGATGTCTTGAAGTATTCCGGGTTGAGCATCCGGGCGAACTTGCTCTCGACCGCGCGGTCTCCGCGTCCGAGCCTCTCCCCGATCTGACGGTAGGAGTAGCCCGCCTCGAGCATCTCGAGCATGATGCGGATCTCATCGTCCGTCCATTTCCGGACGGGATTGCGCTTTATCTTCCCGTGTGTCTCGATGCCAAGATCCATGGCTCTCCGCCTGCAGGCTCCCTCCGAGCGATGTACCTCCGACGCGACCTGTGTCCATGTACAGCCGCCCCTTGCGATCATCCTCTTCAGAGTCAGGTCGTCCGAAGGCGACCATTGTTTGTTGTGCGGCTGCGTCTTCACCCGGTTGTCGTGGTCAGCCTTCCGCTTGACGTCGACCCATGCGGGCTCCGCTCCGAGGCTGTATCTCTCGAAGAGGGAGAAGTCCATCAGATCCTTGTGTTGTTCCGCCCATTCCCAGAAATCGTCGATGTTGATCACTCTGAACTTGCAGTTATCGACCCGCTTCTCCCTGTATGGCAGTCCCGCCTTGATCCAGTTATTCAGTCTGTACTGCCCGTAAGCGCCGGACGCGCTCGCGTGGATCGTGCAGTAGACCTGGTTGAGCGTCGGATCGTCGCCGTTGTCCAGATAGGCTCCCAGACCAATTCTGCGCACGCGGCAGATCACCGCGTTCTTCGACCGCCCGAGCTTGTGGGCGATGAACTTGATAGATCTTCGTCCCCAGTATTCTTTCAGATACTCTTCGTCTTCGGCCGTCCACGCCTTCTTTGCGTTCGCCGTCCGGATGAGCTTCCGCCCGGTCTTCCGCTTCATGTTCGGCATCAGACCACCTCCGGAGGATCGATAATTCCGAAGGTGAGGAGCGCCATGTTTGCCGCCCTCGTCTGGTGCGCATACATCTCACGGTTCACCGGATATTTGACCAGCGCCTTCGGCTCAGCCGCCGAGCGTTCCCTGTCCACTGCCCTCCGGATGCCTGCGAGCCTTAGCCGCTCCGCCTCGATGTACTCAGGGAGCCTGACCATCTTAGCCAGTCTGTTCAGCGTGTCCACGTTGGCGGGGCCCTGCAGCAGGTGCGCTGCCTTGATCCACCGGAAGCCCGGAAGGCTCTTGATCACCGCGTACTGCACTTCGTCGGCCTGCTTGATGTAGATCGTGCCGTTGACCATCTTGATCAGCACTGCCTTTCCTCCTCCTTTCTTCGGCTCAGCGCGTCCAGGCACGCCTCCGCGATCCGCGCCGCAGCGGCGTCCGAGATGGTGAGCTCGACCCTGATGTCCTTCTTCATCGCCACTCCTCCAGGCTGTTGACCAGCCCCCACAGGAGACAGTAGCCGAGGGACAGCATCATGATCATCGCCGCGGGGAGGCTGTCCTGCGCGTAGTCGAGCATCGCGATCGCGAGGCACGCCGCGGCTCCGAAGGAGCACTCGCTGATGACGTTGTGTAAACTCTGGTGTTTCATTAGATTCTCCTTCTCACATTCTGTGTGCTTTCTCTGCTGATTGCTCACCAATCGTGAGCTTAATCCGCAAAAAAAATAGTGGTCACGGATCGCCGGAAATATTCAGCGATTCGCTTCTTAATTTCGTCTCTCGGAATCCGCTCGCCTGTCTCATACATTGAGTAAGCGGATGGCGAGACTCCGATCGCCTGCGCGACCTCCGCCTGCGTACGATTGCCTCTGAGCGCGATAAGACGCTCCGCAATTTTTTTAGCGTCCATGCATCCTCCTTTCGTCTGAATTTTGTTCTGCTCTGCCATGTGTTCATCTCCTTCCTGTCGTTATGCCCCGACATCTTCCATTGCGTCGATCGCGTCAAAGATTGCCTGAAGTTGTTTAACTCCCTGATACTTCCTTCGGAATGCTCCGAGTTCCGCCAGCGCGTTCCGAAGGAGCACTCCCATTGATTTCTCGTCCGCCACAGCCCGCTCGATTCGGATATATCTGCCTGCGCTGTTCTGGCTCTTGTCCTGGATATTGACGAAAGCCTTCACTACCGTCGGCGTCGATGTGTCTGTCTGAATCTCGATCCGAAGGTTGTTGATGATGTTCTTGCTCTGGACGAGCCTGTACTTCTCCGCAGCCTTCGCATCATTCCATTCAAACATGCTGTGCGTCGGTGAGCTTTCCGGCCGGGATTCCTCCAGGAAAGCCTCCTTCGTGACTACTCCGTCGCGATCCTCGATCCCTTCGAGAACATTCCCGACGACTTCCGCGGGGACTCCATATCTCACCCCGCCGTAACTGTATTTCCGCTGATATACCATCCTGTTCCTCCTTTCAGGCTTCCAAGCCTGCCTAGCCATCCCAGCCTAGCCATCCCAGCCTCGCACCGCCTAGCCTAGCCTGCCATTGCCATACCGGTCCGCGCCCTGACTCAACATGCCAGAACATGCCTAACCTCAACAAGTCTTACCATCCCTCGACGTGCCTGCCTCGACATGCGCCGCCACTCCACACAAGACCTATCCGTGACCAGCCAAGCCTGCCTCACCGCGCCTCAGCTCAACGCGCCCTGCGCTGCCTAGCCAATCAATACCATCCTGACCTCACCTTGACTGCCTTACCTCGCCGGAACATGCCTCGACACGCCCCGACTCGCCTCCCGAATCCATCCTTGCCATGCCTGCCATAACTCGCCCGTCCTGACCCAACCACGCCTTGACTAGCCTCTCCGAAGCCCGCCATGCCTGCCATGCCAACCCGAATCCGAACAAACCGTTCCGTACCCGGCCTTATCATAACCCGCCATGCCTGCCTTGCCGTGCCTTGCCTTACTGCGCCAAAACTAACCGCACAATACCGCGCCCCGCGCTGACCCGCCTGCCAAAACTCGACTTGCCTTGTCACAGCTTGCCAGCCCACAACGCGCCTGATCAGACACTACCTTGCCTCGCCTGCCATACCCAAGCCCGACACAACATACCTAAACTAGACCCGCACTGCCTCGACTTGCCTGCCGTACCGCGTCACACCATACGACGCCAATCCTCGCCCCGACGTGCCCCAACAAGCCCCGCCTGCCATGCCAAGACTTGCGATGCCATGCATGACCATACCCAGCCTCGACCCGACTTACCTTGCCTGCCGCGCCTTGACCAGACCTAACTTGCCAGGACTTGACGGACCCTGACGCACCTTGCCTGCCACGACTTAACACGCCGAGACTTGCCTTAACAAACGGTCCATAACCCGCCTTGCCTGCCATGCCCGAACTCAACATACACTGCCAAGACTTGCCATGCCACTGCTTACCCTGCCTGCCACGCCCAGACAAGGCGCTCCCAGCCGACCCAAGACTGCCCGGCTCTCCGCGCCTTGCCTTACCAGGGCTTACCATATCAAGACCAGTCCAACCTAGACTCGCCTAGCCTGCCTGGCCTGCCTCGCCTCGGTACGCCTCACCACGCCTGATCAAACCATGCCCCCAACTTACCCTGGCCCGCCTCGCCTGCCACGCGGCTGAGATTACTCAGCCGCAGTCACGCTAAACATTCCGTTTCGCCCGTCTCTTTCCGGACGCCATTCGCCAATTCCGCAGCTGAAACCGCCCGCGTTGATGCAATTCAGAATCTGCGCCAAAGTCAGCTGACCATTCGAATTATATTCGACAATCAGATCCATGTACCAATTCGAAAATTCGCCTCTGTAACGTAAATCCGTGCCGCCTAACCCAACTCTGACCATATCTTCTCTCATCTCCGGAGCGCTGCCCTTGATCTCGGCAAACTCGCCAAATTCCGAAGACAGGAAATAGGATCCTCTCAGAGCCATCTGGTTGGAGACCCACCCCATTCTGTACGCCGCGCTGTTGGCCGCCTGCTTGATGCCGCCGACCGGGAAGCCGAACTTCGCTCCGTTGTTCAGAGCCTCGTAGAACTTCTCCTCGAGCTCCTCGTCCGTATCCGCCACCGGCTTCTCCGTCAGCCAGTACAGGGAGTTGACGAAGTCCTCGAAGGGTCTGCGGATCTCACGCGCCTTGGTCTTCGTTGTCTTCTGCTGGGCTTCGAGCATCTGACGCTTCGCCTTCTCGGACCATGCGTGAACGATGAGCGGAGTGTCGCCGACAATTCTGATCGGAACCTTCTGAACGACGATGGGTTTAATCTCTACTGTTTCCTTCTTAGTTGTTGCTGCCATGATAGTTTCTCCTTTTCTTCTTTTCTTGATTTCTTTTTGTGTGTGCTGGATGCTGTGCACCGCATCCGAGTCGGAACGGCAGGATTTGAACCTGCGGCCTTCGGATAGCTAGCCTCTCCGACGCTCTTCCAAACTGAGCTACGTTCCGAAGTGCGGCCTAGTGACAGTCGGCCGCGCCCCCCGCAGTTTTTGTTGCCACTTTTGTTCTGCGGTTTTCCGATGGTTCGGCTTTCCAGGCCTTACCACCGGGCACGTCGTGACAGTGAGACTCGAACTCACACTTCCGGATGCCAAACAGTTTTCAGGAGGACTCTTGGATGCATCCGTGCTCTGCCGGTTGAGCTATGTCACGAGGTTGCCGGGTTTACCCGCCCGGCTCGGGTGAAATAAGGGGAATAACTATGAGTTAGTGGATGTCTTGTGCCCCGCCCCGCCGATCGACGGGGCGGCCGTGTATGAAAGGGAGGTAAATATGAAGAAAAACGATGCTGTCAGTTTACTGCGTCGGCATATGCCTTCCACTGCTTCATGGTGATTGGGACGTCGCAGAACTCGTCGCCATCCTCGCCGCAGAGGAAGAACGTCCCTGCGATGCTGTCCCAGCCGCATCCGAGGAGGCCCTCGATCCGGACGTCCATGTTCTTCGGAAGTCCCTGGACCTTTCCTTCTTCGTTACAGACCAGGATGACCTTATCCGGGAACTTCTCGTCCTGAGGCATTATGTCGTCTGAAAGGGTGACGGCCTAGATGTATCCGTCGACCGTCCGCTGCATGTTCGCAAGTGTGCTTGATATCCATGTCATGTGCCCGTACTGCTCGTCGGGCCGCTTGATCAGAACCTTGATTTTGCTTTCCATTTCCTGTGCTCCTTGTGCTTGGTTAATAGTTACGAGGGGAGCGGCGGGACTCGAACCCGCGCGAAACCTGTGTATGAGGGGTTAGGTGTTCATATTCGGGGATGAAATAAACGGCCTGCTCTAGCCATCTGAGCTACGCTCCCATGATGCCCGGTATTGTCCACCGCCGGGCGCGGCGTGTGTAAGGAAAAAAGTATGAAGATAAGATAGCTGTCAATGTGGCGTACCGGGCGGCCAACTCCGAAGAGCAGTGGCGATGCCGCCCGATACTGGGTTAATAGTTGTAGCCCACAAGGTGAGGAGCCGGGTTAGGCGAATACTTTGTCGACGTGACACTGCATCACGTCTTCGATGTAGTGCAGTACGTCATAAGCATTATTGTCCGTCATCCAGTCTCCTTCAAACGGTTTCGCACCTGCCTTGCTCTTGCAGAACCGGAGACCGAAGACTTTGTTGTTGTTCCGAATGATTCCCATTACCCATCCGTAATGGTTCACGTATATTTTCATCATTCCCCGTCCTCCGTTTCTCCGACGGATTCCAGAACTGTGATTGTGTCAATCCAGTTCCCGCCGAGCTCGATGTACAGGTCGAAATTTCCTTCGCTGAGTCCTGAGCCCTGCGAGTGTTTCCATGCGTGCCGGTCTGCTTCGACGATGTTCGTCTCTTCGAATATTTCCTCAATGACGTCATCCGTCACGAGATTGTCGTAAACTGCTCTGAATTTAAACATCGTGACCACCTCACCATTCGGATTCCATGCTTTCGAACATGCCTTCGATATCGTCGTCATCCTGCGGGTAGATGCCCCAGTCTTCCAGATTGTCTCTGAACTCTTCCTCCGTTCCGGAGCCGATCAGGCAGAGCATCTGCTCGTAGCAGCTCATGCCGCCGTCGCCTGCGAAGTCCATCTCCGCCTCGAAGGCGAGCTTCTCGCAGGTCACTTCCGAGAGCCATTCCCGGAGCTTAACCTTGAAATCTTCTCTTGTGATCATATCGTGTCCTCCTGTCTTTCCTTGCTGTGTTCACGTTTCGTGAGCACGTTGTAAGAGTATCACGAATCGTGAAGATTGTCAACACGTTTTGTGGACATTTTTTATAGATTTTATTCACGTAGCGTGTATAATAATAGGTAGAAATCCAAACATGGGATAAGGAGGGCAGAGAAGATGACGACATTTAAGGACAGACTAAAGAAATTAAGGACGGCAAAGGGGCTTAGTCAGAGAGCCCTCGCCGATCAGATACATATAAGCAGCTCGTCCATCGGAATGTACGAATCCGGACAGAGACAGCCGGATTTTGAGACACTGGAAACGATCGCGGACTATTTCAATGTGGACATAGATTTTCTATTGGGTCGGAAAGATACGACGATGAGATACGTCGAAGTCCGCCCAGACGGACAGCCGTCCGAATACTATCAAGATGCCACCGTGCGGAAGATAAGCGAGGCTATGCGGACAAATCCAGACGCCCGGATCATCTTCGATGCGGTGAGTGATATGGAACCGGAGGATATAAGAGCTATTGCGAACCTTGTCAAAAAGCGTTCGGACTGACGTGCGTGTTTACGTGATACCGATGCCAGCGCGGATCAAATCATTTCTCTGCCTTCGAAACGACTTCTATACGATCTGTATCAACGAGTGTCTCTCTCCGGAGGCGCGCAAGAAGGCTTATGAACATGAGCTATGGCACCTTGAGCATGACGATCTCCATTCAGACATGCCGACAGGTTACCTGGAAATTCGGGCACATGCCGAGAAATAAAGAAAGTGAGGGTTTAACTATGAAGAAAATGATTGTTGCACTGATTCTGTCCGCGGTCCTCGTCGGATGCGGCGGAGGCTCTGCCGGCTCCGGCAGCGCTGCCGCAACGAAGACGCCGACGCCGACGGAAACTCCCGCGGTGGAGGAAGTCGATATTGACATCGACAAATGCTTCGAGGCGATGAAGGCAGCCAACGTCCTGGCATCCTATGACATCTTCCAGGACTTCTACATTACCATGGGAAGCAACGGGGCTATTAACATATCGATCGTCGCCGACGAGGCGGCTGACCCGAATAAGGTTCTGGAATACACGCACATGCTGATCAAGGATCTGAACTGGTACGCACAGCAGCAGGATCCGAGCATCGAGTCTTCGTCTTCGGATTCCTACGGCGGGCTCTATGACCGTTACAATGCTCTCGTCGGAGTATCGACTCCAAGCACCGTCAGCGATACGGATAAATGGCTGATCTACGACGGCATCACGACCTCGACGCAGTTCGTCGACCTTAAATAATAAGGAGGACATCATGCGTATCTTCATCTACGCCCGGAAGTCTGTCTTTTCGGATAAGTCCGACTCGGTGGACAATCAGCTCCGCATGTGCCGGGAGTACTGCGACGCGCACTTCCCGGATGCCGAGCGGACTTACTGCGAGTATTCAGACGAAGACTTCTCCGGGAAGAATACAGACCGCCCGGACCTTAAGCGCATGATGGACAGGATCAGCGAGGCCGACATGCTCATCGTCTACCAGCTCGACCGCCTGACGCGCTCGGTCAGGGACTTCTCTAACATCTATCAGATTCTTAATGACAACAGCGTCAGCTTCGTCTCCGTGAAGGAAGCCATCGACACCTCGACTCCGATCGGGCGTGCAATGATGTACATCATCGTGATCTTCGCTCAGATGGAGAGGGAGACCACCGCCGCCCGCGTCGCCGACAACATGCTCGGATTAGCCAAGAAGGGATGGTGGACAGGCGGCAACCCTCCGATCGGATACATCCGGACGAGGGTGGAGCAGGACGGCCGGCGGCACGTGCTCATCGTTCCTGAGGAGGAAGGCGCAAAGTACGTCCGCTGGCTCTTCTCCTTCTTCCTGCGGGGCGGATACAGTCTGCAGGGATGCGAGACTGCTCTGAAGCATCAGGGCGTCAGGGCTCCGGGCGGAGGCTTCCTGTCGACCGTGCAGATCTATCAGATATTGACGTCTCCCGTCTACGCCCCGGCCACGCAGGAGGTCTACGACTACTACGCCGCCAGGGGCTGCAGGATGGACGACGGATCCCCGCGGGAGCTCTGGGACGGCTCCGTCGGCGTCATGGTCTACGGCCGGACATCGGAGGCATCCGGGAAGCATCGGAAGATGCCTCCGGAGGCGTGGACGGTCTGTCTCGGCCACCATGAGCCAATCATCGACGCTGAGACCTGGCTGGCCGTGCAGGCTCAGATGGGTCATAACAAGATCGAGAGGAAGAAGAAACACCCCATCAGACTTCTGAAAGGAACGCTCCGCTGCGGATGCTGCGGGACGCTGATGCAGGTCAGCTATAAGCAGAAGGCCGACGGATACTCCGCCTGGTACTATTGCCTAAAGCGCATGAGGCAGGGACCGGAGGCGTGCCCGATGGGACACATCAAGTGCGAGCTCTTAGACGAGAAGATTCTGGACGTGTTCAGGCAGTACGAGGCCGACGCGGCCACGATCCGCGCGGCAGTCATCCGGGAGGACGAGGAACGCGAGGCCATTGATCCGGAGCCGATCCGGGCGAAGCTCCGCGGCGCTGAGACCAGGCTGGCAAGGCTCACCGCCATGCTCGGGGAGTGCTCGTCCGAAGCACAGGAGAAGGCGGTGTTCGCTGAAGTAGGCAGACAGGCGGAGAAGGTCGAAGCGCTGAAGGCGGAGCTCTCGGATGTCCTGAGGGCTGAGACACGGAGAGCGATGGACGAGGCTGATATCGACAGGCGCGTCCGGGAGATACAGGAGATGATCAGAGGGCTCGACGGCTTCGACGCCGAGGAGCGGAACGCGATCGTCCGGAAGGTGTTCCGGGTCTGCACGTGGGACGGCGAGACCCTGCGGCTCGGGATTTAATTTTTGTTCCGAATCTCACTTTAATATTATGCGTTCTTCAGGTCGCACGATAATAAAGTGACTTAAAGTGACTTAGCCTCTCTGACGCCACAGAAGGCGTTATAAGGGGCTTTTCATTTTAGGCGAACACTTGCTCGAAAAGCGCGTAAACGTCTGAATCTGCCAAAGCTGTGAAGCGACGCGGAGGTTATAAGCGCTTGATTTAATCCGATTGTGCAGAGTGCTGTATTTCAGATGGTGATTTTGTGCAGGTTGATAAATGGACATAAAAAAAGAGGGACGGCATCGACCGTCCCTCGAATTGTTTTGTGTTGAATTATGTTGATTTATCATCACGCAATAGCGATCAGATCTTTGAAGACCTTCGACCCGGCCTCGCCGTCGTTCTGGCCGTTCGTGCCAAGTTCCACGCCGTCCTTCCTGCGGAGATTCTGATAGATGTTGATCGACGCGGTGAGCTTCGTGCCACAGACCCAGTCGAGGCCGCCGTTGTACATGCCCCTGCCGGCGAAGACCTCTTCGAGCAGAAGCGCACTCGCGCTCCTTGTTCCCCTGACCACCGGATAGACATAGAAGTAGCCGTCCTCGTCCTGCGGAAGCGCCAGCAGGTCAGCCCACATCTTCGGACCGCACGTACTGTCGTTCTGGCCGTTCGAGCCGAGCTCGATGCCCGCCTTCCGTCTCCGCGTCTGATAACCGTTGATCGCCGCGATCAGCTGGTCGTCGCACTTCCATGAGAGCTGACCTGCGTAGGGGCCGCGCGCCTTGAGGATCTCCTTCAGGAGCAGCACGCTCGTCGACTCCGCGCCCGCGCTGACGAGCATCGGTCTGAAACGATAGCACCATCCTTTCGGGATCTTCTCCTCAAAGGTCTGCTTCGGCTTCTCAGCCTCCACGGTCTCGTCGTACAGCGGACGACCGTAGCCAGCGATGCCGCTGAAGTTCCGCGGATAACTCTTCCTCCGGACGCAGCCGCCGTTAGCCACGATGCCTTCTTCCGAAGATGTGTTGCCCTCGATTGTATATACGTACGTATCAGACACGCGCTCGACGATGCCCGTGTGCTTGATGCGGTGCTGACCTTCCGAAGACACCCAGCCCTCGAAGAAAATCTGATCACCGCGGCGAGGCGTCCCTGTCTTGCTGATCCAGCGCCCCGCAGCCTTGTATCTGGCCGCGCTGTCCGGCGTATATCCGGAGAATCCGTTCAGGCTCTTCGCCGCCTTCTCCACGCCCGCTACGACGCCATGCACGAAGTCGACGAATCCGTCGCACCACGCGCCGCCCTGCAGGCCGCTCAGCGTGTTCATGCGGCTGTGCCAGCGCCAGAACCACGTTATGTTTGCGCTGCCGGGGTTCCACGTTTTGCTCTTCAGCTGCTCGTCCGTGCCGGAGCTCGCCTTCTCCAGATACCCCTCCCACCTGAGGGCTTCCTCAATTACCGCGTCTGCTGTATATCCGCTCACTTCTTTTCTCTCCTCCTTCTTTTCTGATATGGCGTACTGTCCCGCCCACTTATGACAGCACACGTGCCGCGACCGGAACTTCTTCGCCTCGACCGGCTCCGTGTATCTGGTATAGTCCGCGTACTGCGGATCGAGGCACGCCAGGATATTATCCAGGCTGTAATCTCCGCCGCAGCGGGTGAAGATGCGCTTCGCCGCTCCGGATCCTCCGAGATGCTGAATCTCGCACCACATCATCTGTGCTTTTACATCCGAGACGCCAAAGGCTTCGGCGGCAGCGATGTACTTGTCCGCCAGCTGCTCGAAGAGCTCATCCTGACACGCCTTCCCGGCCTCCGTCGTGATGATGGCCTTGAGGCTCTTTATCTCCTCCCTGTTCGGAGCCCACTTCAGAGCCTCCCAGTCGTGCATCATCACTTCCTCGATGCCTGTCTGATCAGCTCCGCGGAAGGCTGCCGCGTCCCTCGCCAGTATCATCTGGCAGAGCCTGCGCCCCTCGTTTCCGTAGTTCTGCGCCCATCCGAGCGTGCAGGTGATCTCGTTCTTAGTGTTCGTTGCCGGGCCCGCGTAGGCTCCGTAGTCGAAGACGCCGTACTGCTGTCCGCCGGTCTCCACGCCTGCGATGATCTTCCTTAAGACCTGTCTGTTTTCTGTGTTCATGTATCTCCTCCACGAAAAAAGTGACGGCTCATCAGAGCCGCCACCGCGTTGATCAATATTATCTAAGTTCTGCTTCTCCCTCTGCTTCCGGAAGATCTGTCATGATCGCCGTCAGAATGCAGAGGATGCCCGCGAAGGCTACCACGCCCGCGAGGTGTTTCCAGTCGATATCCGTTATCATGACGCCCGCGGGGATAAGTCCCGCTGCCGTCGCAGCCATCGTGCGTACAGCCCTCCAGAAGGTCGCCGAGACGAAGTTGTTCGACTGTCCGACTGCTTCGGGAAGATGCACGACACTCATCAGGATGGAAGCGATGCCCGCGCACAGCGCCGTATATGCGACCGCGATCCAGTCAACCTCCGTCACCATCGCCGCCGCAGGGAGCATTGCAATGGCTACCTGTGCCATCTGACGCGCGGCTCTGGTCAGCGCCGCCTGCGCCCATTTTCTAAGTTCACTCATATCTGTTGTCTCCTTCTGCCGGTTCCTCCGGCATCTGTAAAATCTTGTGGTAGAGCTCCGTCGCTACGTCGTTGCCGCCGAGGTTATGGTAAGCGATGTATACGCGCTTGATGCCTTCCTTGGCGTAGATCGGGCAGTAGCCACGGTCATTGTACTTGTTGTAGCTGTTGATGATGGACTGTCTGAGCAGGGCTTCCACGCCTTCAGCGAGCGCCCTGCTCTTGGTGCGTTCCTCGGTGATCTCGCGGTCTCTGTCCCCCATCGTCTTGGTGAAGATGTAGGAGACGACCAGGAGCACGATCGAAGGCAAGAAGTTAAGAATCCATGTGGCGACATCGATCAGCGTTAAGTGCATTGGGCCTTTTCCTCATTTTTCTTTCTGTGCATTCTGTTCGGATTCTGCGTCATAATAAATCACCGCCCCGGACGGATCCGGAGCGGCCTCGTGTGTCAGGCGGCATATATCACCTCGTTTTTTACAAATTTGCAAGCAGGGCGGCGGTATATACCCGCTGCCATTTTGCGCTTGTTAGGGGCTGCCCCTAAGACCCTGAGAACCGGCACGGCCGGAGCTGGATCAGTCGTCAACTACAATCCAATCGTCGGATGCGATGTTAGTAAAAGTATAGACCGG